ATAACAAGGTTATTGGCGCCGTGGTGCATGTTGTGTACGTCGCAGCCCTGGTCTATGCGGGCTTTCCGGTGCTGGCGGCCATCTACGCGGTCGTTGCCTTTGCCTTCCGTATTGCAGTCGAAATCAAGCTGGCTGCGAAGGTGGCGCCATGACGCCAGAACAACAAAAGACCATCGACGAGCGCAAGGCCCAAGGTTTCCAGGTCGTGGGCAAGGACTATGACGGTGTCGTGCGCATAACCAAGGGCGCCGACGCGCGCGTGGTGTTCAAGAACGGCAGTGAGAAGCGCGGCCAGCATTACTTGGCGAGGGCGAAGGTATGAACATCGATACGGAAAAGCTGGAAGCGCTGGCGCTCGCCGCTACGCCCGGGCCTTGGTATGCGGCCAAGACAACCATGAACACCAACCCGTTCTATGTCGTGCCAGCGGTGGGCATTGGTGCGGTGGCGATGATCCCGAAGTCCAAGGTCAAGCCGTTGCAGGCGAATGCCGAATTCATCGCCGCGGCAAACCCGGCCGTAGTGCTTGAACTGTTGGCCGAGATTAAGCGCCTGAAGGCTGAGCAGCCGGGCAAGATCACCATCGACGGCAACGAGCTTAAAGAGCGCGACCTGATATGGGGTGTGATCGCCAACCTTCACGGGCCGAGCAGGTATCGCAGCAAGCGCGGCACCGAGCGTTGGGTGTTGGCGCGTAACGCGTTCGGCTGTGGCAGCACCGTGGCGAATGGCCTGTGCCGTGAGTTCGGCTTTGACCCTGACGAGGAACTGCGCACATGAAGTGGAAAGGCTCAGGCCCGCACGCCATCAGCAGGGACGAAGGCTACGTTATTGCGCGTTACCGCGTGGCCGACGTTGAATACTTTCGCCCCAGCCTGCGCGGCTCTTTCATCGGCGCCCCGTTAAAGGACAAGGATGAAGCCAAGCGCGTGTGCATCGATCACCATAAGGAGGCCCGATAATGGCCAGTCCCATACTGAAACACTTTGAATACGAGCATCTAACTGAAGACCTGCATGATGTGGTCGCCCCAATTGTTTTTTTGGCAGAGAAGCTTGATCTACTGGTGCCGGATGGTCCCGAGAAGTCGGCCGGCCTGCGCAAGTTGTTGGAAGCCATGGACTGCATGATTCGCGCCGCCACCAACAACTAATGGCAATACCCGGAGTGGTTCGCTACAATAACCACTCCTGAGCACTACCGACGCGGCTCCCCAGCTGCCATGACCCGCACACGCGGGTTTTTTTATGACATAATTTTGATGCGGCTAGGCTGATCCCCGAAAAGACGTTTCCTCGCGTCCTGCCGCACACTCCTGAGGAATTACTGTGAGGATGGTAATGTGGCTAGACTTGTGTACGGGGTCGGAATCAACGACGTTCCCGGATCTTCAGCGAAACGGAATCCGATCTATATCGCGTGGTACGGGCTACTAACAAGGTGCTTCTCCGCGACATACAGAGAAAAATATCCAACGTACCGAGGCTGCACCATTGATCCTGCATGGCTCAGGTATTCAACGTTTGCAGAGTGGGCAGCCACTCGATTAGGTGACGGCATGTGCCTAGACAAGGACATCCTTCTCCCCGGCAACAAGCATTACTCGCCTGAGCTTTGCGCATTTGTACCGAAGTGGCTGAACGCATTCATATCGAATATGAAGCAAAAGGATCGCGGCGAGCTGCCTATGGGCGTCCAGAAATACGGTAATCGGTTTATTGCGCGGTTTGGGTGTCGCGGCACGGCAATGTATCTCGGCTCATTCATGGATGCTGAGTCTGCGCATGCCGAGTATTTAGCGGTGCGCAAGGTTGAAGTCGCCAAGCGGATAGATACCTACAGTAAGATGCCGGGCGCCATTGCTGATGTAGTTGCCGCCCTTGTATACTTGCTTGACGCAGATGAACGCCCAGGCTGATGGGCTATGCGCGCGCAAGGGTGGCCGATAGCGGGTCATGACCGTAGTACCACTCAAGCCGGAGATAAGCACCGGCCATCTGCAACACCTTCACCCAACCCAAACCTGATGGAGCAGTACATGATGATCAAACGATTCCTCTGTTATGCCGCGCTGGCGATCTGCGCATGCTTCGGCCCGTCCGTGTACGCCATGGAGCGACCGGTAAGTTACCTGGTCAGCTCGATGGACCGCATGAGTGACATGCACCTGGCTGCCACCGCGCGCCTGGAGCTGACCCTTGCCCAATGGCGAGAGGGCAGTGAAGCCACTGACAGTACGATCAGTTCCAACCTGCGCGCATCGAGCAATCACTTCGTCATGTCCTCGGTCAGCGCTCCAGAAGAGCCCGTAGTCAACTTGTCCTAAGCCTACGCGCCACCCGAAAAGCCCCGCCCTCAACCAGCGGGGCTTTTTCATGCCTGTTGCTTAGTACCTGCGATGGTTCGATAATCAAACCTACTGTTTCCACTTTACATCTGAGGCTATCCATGACCGCAACGGCCAAGAAGGCGCCCGTCAAGCGCGCCCCGCCCAAACCAAAGACAGAGACGCCAAGCGTCAAGGTGCCAGGCAAGAAGGCGCCAGCCAAGCCAAAGGCCGTGCGCAAGCCCGCCACCCCCAAGGTCAAGAAGCCCATCGGGCGCCCTACCGACTTCTCCGAGGCGCTGTGCGAAGAGATTTGTATGCAGCTGGCAGAAGGCAAGTCGCTCACCGCTGTATGCGCTGATGAAGCCATGCCGCACAAGTCGACCGTGTTCCGCTGGCTGTATCGACACAAAGAGTTTCGCGACCGCTACGCATACGCGAAGGAAATTAGCGCCTACGCCATAGAGGAAGAGGCCTACGAAATCGCCGACGACGGCCGCAACGACTGGATGGAGGTTTACGACAAGGACGGGAATGCGGGCTACAAGATCAACGGCGAGCACGTCCAGCGTTCGCGCCTGCGTGTTGATACCCGCAAGTGGTTCATGGAGCGGATCGCGGCGAAGCGTTTCGGCAACAAAGTCGACGTCAACCACGGTATTCAGGAGAACAACCCGATTACCACCCTGATGGGCCAAATGGCTGGCAAAGTCCTCAAACCGGTGGCTGAACATGAATAAAGCGCGCGCCTGTGTGAAATCTGAGCATATCGGCGGGGCAATGCCTTGCGCGTTTGTCGCAGGCGCGCGCAAATCAGGCATCTATGCCATCCGCAACAACGTAACCGGAAAGATTTACCTCGGCTCAAGCTCTGACTGTGTGCGTCGGTATCGCGAGCATTCAAGTCGGCTGGCCCGTGGCGCGCACGTCAACGCGAAGCTTCAAGCGTCATGGAACAAGCACGGTGCCGAGGCGTTCGAGTTCGTAATGGTGCTGACCGTTATGAATGACGACGACCTTGAAAGCATTGAGCAGCAGATGCTCGACGAGCAGGACGTAGTCGCCACTGGTTACAACCTGTCGCCCGTTGCTGGCCGAACCACAGGCTGGAAGGCCACGCCAGAAACAAGGGCTCGCATGTCCGCCGCCGCCAAGCTTCGCGATAACAGCGTGCAGGTGGCCGCGATGGCTGAAGCGACTCGCGGCAAGAAACGACCGCAATATGTGCTCGATGCAATGCTAGCCGGACGGCTCGCCAAAGGAACAACCCCAGAAACTAAAGCGAAGATGTCAGCTTCTGCCGTGGCGCGCGGGCCGTACACCTACGAGCAAGCCAAGGCTATGGCAGCCATGTACGACACCGGATCGTCATTCAGGGCTGTCGCCCGACACTTCGGCATCAAGAACCATATGGTGGTCAAGGGCTACATCGAGCGATACCGCGCAGGTGATGGCGCATGACTACCTGGCGCACAGAACACAAACCCATTGAACAGATGACGCAGGCCGAGTTTGTTACCGCGCTCGAAGATCCTGTTTGGCGATTGAATTCGCTCTATTTCATAAAAACTAAAGACGACGCCGGCAACGATGATGAGGACGAGGGCTCTGAAGGTGTAGTTGTTCGCTTCAAACCGAACAGAGCTCAACGCGCGCTGATGGATCGGCTGCATTACAGAAACCTAATTTTGAAGGCCCGCCAATTGGGCTTCACGACCTTCATTCAAATCTACTTCCTCGACGTCGCGCTGTTCTCGCCCAACCGCAACCTGGGCGTGATCGCCCACACCGAGGACGCGGCGAAGAAGATCTTCAAGAAGATCAAGTTCGCCTATGACCGCCTGCCCGAGGTACTGCGCCAGGCGATGCCGCTGAAGACCTGCAACATGCTGGAAATGACGCTCGCCAATGGCAGCACCATCCAGGTGGGCACGTCGATGCGGGGCGACACCATCCATTACCTGCATGTGTCCGAGTACGGCAAGATTTGCGCCACCAACCCGGCCAAGGCTGAGGAAGTGGTGACCGGTTCGTTCCCGGCTGTGCCTGATACTGGGATCATCTTCATCGAGTCGACCGCTGAAGGCCGTGGCGGCGACTTCTTCGACAAGTCCAACCGTGCCGAAGCCCTGCATGAGTCGGGCGTCAAGCTGCGCCCCAAGCAGTTCCGCTTTCACTTCTTCCCATGGCACGACGAGGACGGCTATCAGTGCGATCCAGCCGGCGTGATCATCAGCCTGAAGGAGCACAGCTACTTCGACGAGCTGGAAGGCAAGATTGGCAAGCCGATCACCATCGAGCAGCGCGCCTGGTGGATCACCACCCGCGACGAACTGTTCGGCGGCCAAGATGAGCGCATGTGGCAAGAGTACCCATCGACGTCGAAGGAAGCGTTTCAGCAGTCGACCGAAGGCACCTACTACAAGATGCAGCTCATTGCCGCGCGCAAGCAGAAGCGCATCACCACCGTGCCGTACCACCCGGGCGTGCCGGTCAATACCTTTTGGGACATCGGCCACAGCGACGGCACGGCCATCTGGCTGCATCAGCGCGTGGGCCAGCGCGATAACTTCATTGGTTTCATCGAGGGATGGGTCGAGCCCTACAGCTACTTCGTCGCCGAGCTGCAAAAGACCGGCTATGTGTGGGGCACGCACTACCTGCCGCACGACGGCAACCATATCCGCCAGGGCGAGGACATCAGCAAGTCACCCAAGGAAATGCTTGAGAGCCTGGGCCTACGACACATCGAGATTGTCCAGCGCGTCAGCGAGTTGCAGCACGGCATTCAAGCCACGCGTAACGCTTTTAGCACCTACTGGTTCGATGAGGTAAACTGTAAGGAAGGGCTCGCGCACATCGAGTTGTACAAGAAGGCCTGGAACAGCAAGACCCAAACATGGAGTGACCGCCCGCTGAAGGACGGCCACACAGAGGCAGCAGACGCCTTGCGCCAACACGCGCAGGGATATATCGACCACGGCCCGCAGAAGAGCGTCGCAAGCGTTCGGGGCTCACGCAAGAGTTGGAGGACGGCATGACGCAGCACTACGTCACAAGCAAGATCGTTCAGGCCCGGCATCAAGACCGCCAGGACATCCCCGGCTATGCCGTGAAGTACGAAGACGGTTACACCAGCTGGAGCCCGGCGCCGCAGTTCGAGGCCGCATCGGTTGCCTTGGGCCAGGTCGGTCACCTGCCGCCGCACGAACAACGCATGGTCGCCGAGGCGGCACAGCTGAATGACCGCATCCAGAAGCTGGAAGCCTTCACCCATACGCCGCTGTTCGCCTCGCTGGGTGATGACGTTCGCGAGTTGCGGGCGATGCAGCTCAAGGCTATGAGCCTGTACGGCGACATCCTCGGCAAGCTGCTGAACAAGATGGAGGCGCCCGCTCAATGAGCCAGTCCGCCACCGAGAACCTGAATTTCTGCGACGCCCTACGTGCGATCAAGGCCGGCAAGCGTGCCCAGCGTGCCGGCTGGAACGGCAAAGGCCTGTTCGCCTTCCTTCAGCCAGGCAGCGTGCACGGCCCGTACATCGGGCATAAGTTTCAGTTGGCCATGGAGTCGGCCCCGGATGAAGTCGAAACCATCGACGGCGTGAGCGTGGCTCTGTTCGACACCAACGGCGCCGAGCACACCGCCATGCGTTACCCGCAGCTGTGCCTGTCCTTTCCGAGCGGCACCTTTGGCGCGTGGGCACCGAGCCAGACCGACATGCTGGCCAGTGACTGGCTGGTCGAAGAAGCCGCGAAGGAAGCGCTGCCGCCGCTTGCCAAGTACGCCCGGGGTTATGCCATCGTCGACCGCCGCGATACTCGCACACTGTCGGCGCTGAAAGAATTTGCCGTGTCGATTCCATCACCTGTCTCGCGTGACGACCTGTCATTTATGGTCGTTCACCCCTCACTCCGTGAAATCGAGGAAGGCGAGCGGATTCCTACCTATCGCGCCGCGTGGAGTGATCGCGAGGACAGCCTAGTATTTGTGGCGGGCAGCGAATGAACGCGCCCGTCCTCGACCTGACTAACCGCTCGTTTACCCGAGTGCTCGGCGACCTGACGATCATCGGCACTTGGTACGGCGCCGACATCAACGAGTGCGAGCCGGTGCTGTGCCTGGTGCCGACCTTCCGCATCAACATGTTCGACGGCGTGTCGATCCGCTCCAAGCCGTGCTGTGTGGCGCTTTCTGCTGCCTACCTGTACGACGAGCCTGGTTACTTGCTCACACGGGCGCGTGAATTCAGCCAGCTGATGGGCTTTAGCGACGACATGCAGCGCACGCACAAGATCGCCGAGGCGATTCACGGCAGCCTGCAAGACCTGATCCAGATGCCGCCGCGACCGGTGATTGGTTCGTTCGTGGGCGCAGACGCGACGCTGACCGACCAGGACACTGGCCGCCAGACCACCCACGAATTGCATCACCATTACTAAGGAGAGACGCCTGTGTTTGACTTGGCCAGCGACGACCACACCAGTATCAAGAAGGGCTTGGCTTCGCGCGTTGGCCAGGATTTTGAAGGCGAGTACGAGGAAGTAGAGACGCCAGCGAACCCGCTGGATGATGACGACCACCACAAATTGCACTGCAAACTGCTCGGTTACTACCAGCGGGAACTGGACCGCCAGAACCATAACCGCATCCAGATGGCGATCGATGAGGACTACTACGATAACGATCAGTGGTCCGAAGCCGATGCTGAAGAGTTGAAGGATCGCGGCCAGGCGGCCATCTGCTACAACGTCATTACGCAGTCGATCAACTGGGTTATCGGTAGCGAGAAGCGCGGGCGCTCTGACTTCAAGGTGCTACCGCGCGGCAAGGAAGACGCAAAGCCGGCGCAGAAGAAGACACAGCTCATGAAGTACCTGAGCGACGTCAACCGCACGCCGTTCAACCGCAGTCGTTCGTTCGAGGACGCGGTCAAGGTCGGCGTGGGTTGGATTGAATCAGGCGTGACTGAGCGCGACAACGGCGAGCCGCTCTATAACCGCTATGAGTCGTGGCGCAACATGCTGTGGGACAGCGCATCCACTGAGTTCGACCTGTCCGACGCCCGCTATGTGATCCGCATCAAATGGGTTGACCTGGACGTGGCCATTGCCATGTTCCCCGACCGAGAGGAAATGCTTGAGCGTTCGGCCAGTTCCAGCGAACGCTACGGCACCGACCTGGCCAACGGCGACGAAGTCATGGACTTTTCCGAGGATGAAATGAATTCGCTCGGGCGTGGCATGTCGGACCACAGCGTTGAACGCCGCCGCGTGCGCATGATTGAGGTCTGGTATCGCAAGCCGGAGCGGGTGAACAAGATTGTTGCCGGCCCGCGCCAGGGCGAAGAGTACGATCCGCAAGACCAGAACCATCAGGCACTGGTGCAAGGCGGTGAGTCGGTGGTCGCTGAGCGCATGATGATGAGCATGAACATCTGCATCATGACCACCAACGGCATGTGCTACAACGGCCGCAGCCCGTACAAACACAACAAGTTCCCGTTTACCCCGGTGTGGGGCTATCGCCGCGGCCGGGACAACATGCCCTACGGCATGATCCGCGCCATGCGTGACATCCAGGACGACGTGAACAAGCGCGCCTCGAAAGCCCTGTTCATCCTGTCGACCAACAAAACCATCATGGATGAAGGCGCAGTGCCGGACGTGGCCGCGTTCATGGATGAAGTCAGCCGGCCCGACGGCGTGATCATCAAGCGCAAAAACCATGAACTGATCATCAACGCTGACCGCGACCTGGCCCCGGCGCACCTGCAAATCATGAGCCAGTCGATCAGCATGATTCAGTCCGTCTCGGGCGTGACTGATGAGCAGATGGGCAAGACCACCAACGCCAAGTCGGGCGTGGCTATCCAGGCGCGCCAAGACCAGGGCAGCAAGTCAACCTCCAAGCTGTTCGACAACCTGCGTTACGCCTTCCAGTGCGACGGTGAAATCACCCTGAGCCTGTGCGAGCAGTATTTCACCGAGCAGAAACAGTTCCGTATCACCAACCAGCGCGGCACGCCGGACTTCATCGACATCAACGACGGCCTGCCCGAGAGCGACATTACCCGCACGCAAGCCGACTTCATTATCTCAGACAGCGAATGGCGCGCGTCCCTGCGTCAGGCCCAGGCCCAGCAGCTGGCGGAAATGATGCCGACTCTGCCGCCGCAAGTGCAGCTGGTGCTGCTCGATCTGCTCATTGAAGAACTGGACCTGCCGAACGGTGAGGAAATGGTCAAGCGGATTCGTCAGATCACTGGCATGCGCGACCCGGACGCCACCGAGCCAACCCCGGAAGAGCTACAAGCCGAGCAGGCCCAGGCCGAACAACAGAAACAACAGCAGATTATGGCCGAGGCGCAGCTGCGCAACCTCAATGCCAAGTCGATCAAGGACGAGACGGCCGCACAAAAAACCATGGTCGACACCGTGCTCACCAGCATGCAGTCGCAACTGACCGCCGTAGAAGCGGCGCAAGTGTCCATGCTCAACCCGGGCATCCTGCCAGTCGCCGACGCCTTGCTGCATGAAGCCGGCTTTGTCTCGAAGTCCGAAGAGGAAGCGCAGCAGGTCCAGGCGCAACAGCAGCAGGATCAGGCCGCGCAGCAACAGCAGATGCAACAGCAACAGATGCAAGAGCAGCAAATGCAGCAGCAACAACAGGAGCAGGCCCAGCAACAGCAGCAAGGCCCGGCTCAGTCGATGCAGCAGGGCATCCCACTGCCGGGCGGCCCGCAATGATCATCGTGACACCCCCACTCCCAACCCGAGGTTTTACACATGGCAACTGAAGCAACCGCAAACGCCGGCCTGACCGACGAAGAAACGGCCGCACTGGCTGAAATGAACGAGCAGATCAATGGCGCCAGCGAAGACGACCCGGTGTTCAACATCGACGAAGTGGTTCGCAAGGGCCAAACCCCGGAAGATGCCGGCCTGATGCAGGCGGCCGCCAAGCTTGAGGCAGATACCGCCGCAGATGCCAAGGCTACCGAAGACGCTGCCGCCGCTGCCGCCCTGGCTGCCGTCGAAGCTGCCAAGCCGAAGGGCGAGCCAACCCCGGAAGAAAAGGCAGCTGCCGATGACGCTGCCGCTGCCGCCGCTGCTAAGGAAGAGCCAGCCCCAGTGGTTGACGCTGGCCAGCCGGTGCTGGTTGCTCAAATTCCAGAAGGAACCGTTGAACGCCTGGCGGCCATTGGTGATGAGAAGAAGGCCATCACCGCCAAGTTCGACGACGGCGATCTGACTGCCAGCGAAATGAACGCCGAACTGGATGCGCTGAACCGGGAAGAGCGCAAGCTGGAGCGCGTCATTGATCGCGCCGAGATTGCCACCGACCTGGAGAACCAGCGCATCACCAACGACCGGACCAAGGAAATCAGCACGTTCCTCAGTGACGTCGGCATTCCCAACAACCCGCAGAACCTGCGTTTCCAAACCTTGAATCAAGCGGTCATTCAGGTGGCCAGCGATCCGGTCAACGCCACGCTGGGCGCGACGGCGATCATGCAAAAGGCGCATGAGTTGTGCGTCAAGGAAGGCGTGTTACCGCCGAAGGCCGGCAAGGCTGAAGTACCGGGCGCGAAGGCGCCGACGCCGCCGAAGATCCTGAATGCGCCGCCGACCCTGGCCGGTGTGCCAGCTTCTGACATCGCTGCGACCGAAGAGAATCGCTTTGCTCACCTCAACCGGATGAACCCGGACCAGCGCGAGGCAGCGTTCGGCAAGATGAGCGAAGCCGACCAGAACGCCTACTTGGCCGCAGGAGCCTAACCCCATGCTGCGATTGGACTTAAAACCCGGCGAGAGCGTGAAGATCGGCGAAGGCCCGAACGCCGTCGTGATCACCCTCGAAGACAAATCAGGCCGTAATGCGCGCGTCGCGTTTGAGGCCGATCGCAGCGTGAAGATTACCCGCGTCAAAGAGGACAGCACCCCGGCGCAGTTTCTGCGTCAGGGCTTACTCGCCAGCTAACACGGGCGGCCGGTTGCAAAATGTAGCTGGCCGTTCGATAATCAAACCAACGTAGAGCGCAGGAGCTGCCTATGTGACTGATTCACTCAATCACACGAGGGTAGCCAAATGGGCTCTACTGTCATCGCTTGGGGCGATCCCAAAGCACAAAAAGCATGGTCGACCGGTCTTGCCGTCGATCAAATCAAAAAAGCCTACTTCGAGAAGAAGTTCGTCGGCACTGACGAAAACTCGATTATCCAGCGCAAAACCGAACTCGAAAGTGATCCGGGCGACCGTGTGTCCTTCGACCTGTCGGTACAGCTGCGCGGTGAAGCCACTGAAGGCGACGCTCGACTGGAAGGCAAGGAAGAAAGCCAGAAGTATTACACCGACGAAGTGGCCATCGACCAGGTGCGTCACGCGGTATCGGCTGGCGGTGCGATGACTCGCAAGCGTACCAACCTGAACCTGCGCGGTAACGCCAAGCGTCTGCTGTCGGACTACTGGTCGCGCTTCTACGATGAGCTGATGTTCATCTACCTGTCGGGCGCGCGCGGTATCAACAAGGATTTCCTGTTCCCGCTCGACTATACCGGTCGTGCCGGTAACGCCATTCAAGCCCCGGATACCGGTCACCTGCTGTACGGCGGTGCTGCTACTTCCAAGGCCTCGATGGTTGCCACCGACAAAATGACCACCCTTCTGATCGAGAAGGCGCAGGTCAAGTCGACCATGCTCCAAGCGCAAGACCCGGAAGCGGCCAACATGGTGCCGGTCAACATCGACGGTGAAGAGCATTACGTCTGTGTGATGAACCCGTTCCAGGCGCACGACCTGCGTACTGCTGCTGGTTCTGTCTGGATCGACATCCAGAAAGCCGCCGCTGCTGCCGAAGGTCGCAACAACCCGATCTTCAAGGGCGGTTTGGGCATGGTGAAAAACGTGGTTCTCCACGAACACCGCAACGGCATCCGCTTCAGCGACTACGGCGCAGGCGCTAACGTCTCGGCCGGTCGCGCGCTGTTCCTCGGTCGCCAAGCTGGTGTCGTGGCTTACGGCACCCAGGGCGGTCTGCGCTGGAGCTGGAAGGAAGAAATGAAGGACTACGACAACGAACCAACGGTAGCGGCTGGCGCGATCTTCGGCATCAAGAAGGCCCGCTTCAACTCCCGTGACTTCGGCGTGTTGTCCCTCGATACCGCTTGCGTTGACCCTAACGCCTAATCCGAGGACGTAATCATGTCTATTTATCAATCCCGTTGGGGTTCGCTTAACCGTCAGGCGCCAGTTTCGGAAGAGGCTGGCACCGTCAAGTGCGAGCGCTACACCTACACCATTCCGGCCGGCTTGACGCTGAACGTGAACGACATCATCGAGCTGGCGATTCTACCGGCTTACCACACCGTGGTGGATGCCACGCTGGTATCCGATGACATCGGCACGGCCACCTTTGATGTCGGCATCATGTCGAGCATCCCGGGCGACACCGACCAGGCTCGCACCTGTGGCAACGAACTGTTTGCCGGTGCCGCTGATGGCGTCAGCGTGCGCATGTCGAAGATCGCCGGTTTCCGCATCGTGCCGATTGCTGGCGATCGCTCGATTGGCGTCAAGGTACTGACCGCTTCGATTACAGGCGCGGCACAGGTCATTGACCTGCTCCTGTACACCAAGCAGTAACAGGGACGTTACGCACCCGAAAGGGCCGGTCTAGGCTGGCCCTTTTTTGTATCCACCACAAAAGAGCATCCCCATGAAAATCGAGTGCATCCTTCGTCGTGATCCGCCAGCCCTCGTTGTACTGGGCGTTACTGCCTACCAATTCCAACCTGATGAACAGGGCCGCCACGTCTGCGACGTCGAAGACAACGCGCACCTGGCTCGCCTACTTAGCATCAGTGAAGCCTATCGCCTGCCGGGCGATGAGCCGATTCCGCAAGCCTTGATTCCTGCCATCGTTGAGCAGTCGCTACCGACCGCTGCCGCTACCCTGGCCCCGGTTGATGAAAACCTGATCAAGGGCAGTACCGTACACCCGGCCACCTTCGACCTGGGCGGCGCAGAACCGACCGAACTCGACGACGTCGTGGCGCATGCGCTGGACCTGAGCGGCCTTACCACTCCCGAGTGGAACAGCTTGCCGGACGAAGACCGTCACAACTTCATCGACATCGCCCTGGACGCCCTCGACACGCGCAAGCCTGAAGACGTGACCGAGCAGAACACGCCGCCAGTCATTGAGCCGCCAGTCGCAAAGCCGACTACCGAGACAGCGCCGGTTTCGGTCGCTGGGAACTCGAACGGCGACGCGCTGAAAGACGGCCTGGACGCTACGGACGCTGAGCGCGAAGCATTGGCTGTGGCTTACAAAGCCAAGTTCGGCGCACGCCCGCACTACAAGTGGACGATTGAAAAGATCACCGAAGAAATGGCTAAGCCTGCTGAAGGCGGCGCCGAGTAATGGCCGGCATCAGCGTTGCCACCCTGATCCAGCGCGCGGGCTTCCTGCTCCAAGATGAATCCCATGTGCGCTGGACCGTTGCCGAATTGATCAGTTGGATCAACGAAGGCGCGGGCGCGCTGGTGACTGTCCGCCCAAGTGCCGGCTCCAAGCTGGTGGTGTTGACGCTGGTGGCCGGTACGCAACAACAGCTCGACGACGACGTGGTGCAGCTGCTCGACGTGGTGCGCAACGTCGGTGCCGATGGCGTAACCCCTGGCGGTGCTATCCGCCTAGCTGAGCGCCACCTGTTCGACAGTGCCGATCCCAGCTGGCATACCCGTGCGGGCAAGGCGACGATCAAGCACTACATCTATGACGACCGCACGCCGGACGTGTTCTACGTGTACCCGCCTGCTCTGGCTAACACCAAGGTGCAGGCAAGCATTACGGCCATGCCGGCGCTGGTAGTGACCGGCACAGATTCGCTGCAACTGGATACGCAGTTTGAGAGCGCGCTGGTGAACTACGTCGTGTTCCGCGCACTGGCCAAGGACAGTGAGTACGCCAATGGTGCCATCGCCACCGGTTACTACCAGGCCTTTCAGGCAGCGCTGGGCGGCAAGGATGCTGGCGAACAATCGGTTTCCCCTAATACCAAGGTGCCCGCATGATCGACCTGGACGTGTTTATGCCGCGTATCCTGCCCTTCGCGCCAGGCGTGGCAGAGCCGACTGCCTTCGCCGCCATCATCAAGGCGGCGCAGGACTTTTGCGAGCGCACGCGCCTGTGGCGTGACCGTGATCAGTTCAGCGTCACCCCGAGTAGCTGCAACGTAGTCTGCGCCCCAAGTGGTGCCGAGCTGTTCGAGATTGAGAGCGCGCGCTTTAATGGTTGCCTTTTAGAACCAATCTCGCTTTCCGACTTGGATACCAAGCACCCGACCTGGCGCCAGATGTCCGCAGGCGAAGGCCGGTGGATTACACAGACCGAGCCTGGCAGCGTGCTACTGGTGCCGACTTGCACCGGAACCTTGGACCTGTCCACCCTGCTGCGCCCGGCCGATGACGCCGAGCAACTGCCGGACCTGTTCCGCCAATACACGAAAGTAATTGCCGATGGCGCGCTGGGTGAAATCCTGATGCTGCCGGAGCAGAGCTTTAGCAATCCACAAAGCGCCCAATTTTATTCGATGCGGTTTGATAATCGAATCGATGAACTGTTTAATCGAACCATCAAAGGCCAGCAGCGGGCACCCGTCCGTTCGCGCGCCCGATTCTTCTAAAGGAGTACGCCCATGTCCGCAGCATCGGATTACCTGGAAAACGCCCTTGCTAACGCCGTGTTGCGTGGCGTAGCGTTCACCTCCCCGACCAAAACCTATGTTTCGTTGCACACCGCGTCGCCTGCCGACACTGGTGCCAACGAAGTGTCCTTGGCTGCCTTCCCGTCCTACCTGCGCAAGGATGCCGCGTTGGGTGGCACGCAGGCTTCCGCGTGGACGGCCGCCTCGGGTGGCGTGACGAAGAACGCCTTGCAGCTGATCTATGCCGTGTACGACGGTGCCGCGCCGCTGACTATCACGCACTTCGGCGTGTGGGATGCGCTCACCACCGGTAACAACCTGCTCAACGGCGCACTAGCGGCCAGCCGCACCCTGAACCCGGGCGATGTGTTCGTGATCGACGTGCAGAAGCTGACGGTAACGGTGCTCTAAGTGAACGCCTTCTCCCTCAACGCTGCGTCACTGGACGGCTCCAATCAGATTTGGAGCTGGTACGGCGACGCGAATATTGTTTTCCAGGCGGATGGCGATGTGGCGTTGGGGTTGGTGGCGAGCGGTTCCGCTGACGTGGTGCTGCAAGCCGACCTGTTGCCTCGGTTGAACGTCTCGGCGTCAGGCTCTGCCGATGTGGTGTTCGTGCTGGATGGCGACCTGTTGTATGGGCGCACAGCCAGCGGCGACATGCAGCTGGTACTGACGGCGGACGGCGATGGTACGCGCTGGACCTTCGGTGCCAGTGACTTGACCGCTGTATTTCAGGCTGATGGCGATGCACAAGTGGTTTCACAGGTGTCGTCCAACTTCAATATTCAGTTCGACGCCCTGCTCGATGGTCGTGCGGCCACCGTGCAGCAAGGCATAGCTGATTTTTCGGTGGTGTTCGACGCACAGCTGGATTACCGCGTGGCCCGCCCGGCTTTCCTTGAGGGTGACGCCCCGCTGGTCTTTGGCATGGATGCCATGCCGTTCATGCGGATCAATTCCGTCAGCGGTGCCGCAGACATTGCTTGGCAGGCCGGAGTCGACACGCGACTGGGCGGCCGTCTCTACGGTGAAGGATCGGCAGACATTGCATTGATCGCCACCGGTTACGCCCTGCAATGGCATTACCTGTACGCCGAAGCCGACGTACAGGTTCGATTCACCGCCGTGGCCGAGCGCCATGGTTTGCCGGTCATCCCGAGCATCTTTATTGCAGCGCCGCCCGTGCGGTTGCTGTACCTGGGCGCCGAACACCGGGCCTTTATCGTCCCCGCTGAAAGGAGAGCGTGAATGCTTGGAACCATGCGTAAGCGCCCTGACGATACGCTGGACTATGACGTCAGCTTTGAGAAATGGCTGTCGGCGGGCGATACCCTTACCGATGCCACGGCCACCGCTGACTCACCAGATTTGACGGTGATCAGCGTGAGCCTGTCCGGCGCTGTGGCCAAGGTCTGGCTAAGCGCCGGCCTGGCGGGCAACTCGTACCTAATCACCGTGACCGCGACCACCGCCCAAGGGCGGATCAAAGAAGTCACCTTTAACCTTCGCGTCGTGGAGTGCTGATATGACGGATGTCATGCTTAACAATAATGCAGAGAGCCGGCTCGGTTCATCGCTAAGCTCTGGCGCAACAACCCTGTCAGTAGCAAGCGGAGAAGGAACCAAATTCCCAAGTCCATCCGGTGGTAACTGGTTTCCGCTGACTTTGATCAGCGCCTCCGGCGCCTTGGAAATTGTAAAATGCACAGCGCGCGCAGTGGACGTGCTGACGATTACTCGCGCCCAAGAAGGAACGGCGGCCACCGCTTTTAGTGTTGGCGATCGTGTTGAATTGCGCCTGACAGCTTTGGCTCTGTCGGAAAAGATTCAAAAAGGCAGCACCAGCGTGCAGGTCGGTCAGTCGACCACAGCCAGCCAGAATTTTAACTTGCGCGCCCCAGTGGATGGCACCCTGCGCCTGTCGCGTGGTAATGCCGGCGCTGAAACCTCAGACCCTATCAAGATCAACTCTGATGACAGCGTTGACTTTCCTGGCAACGTCAAGAGCGGAGTGCTCGGTGCTGGGCAGACCTGGCAGCAGCCTACTCGCGCACTGGGGACAACCTACACAAACAGCACTGGCAAAGCGATTGCGCTCAGCATGTGGGGCGCATCCAACGGAACGTACTTGGCGTTCCAGCTCACTGTGAACGGTGTAGCAGTATTGAACGGAGCAATTTCACCAAACGTAGTTGGCGGAACGTGCGGTATCTACAACGCCATTATCCCGCCAGGCGCGACATACTCCATCGCGATTAACAATGGCGTCGGAACACTTACTGACTGGAGGGAGCTGCGCTAATGAAATACTACAAGTCGCTTACCGGTGAAGTATTCGCCTATGAACAGGACGGCTCGCAAGATGATTTTATTCTGCCGGACTTGATCCCGATGACGAGTGAGGAAGTGCAGGCGCACCTAAATCCTCCTGTGACGCCCGAGCACAGTTATGAGGAATTGAGGGCAGAGCGCGAGCGCGCCGTGGCGGCAATTACGGTCACTACGGCGGCCGGGCATACCTTCGACGGCGATGAAATCAGTCAGGGCCGCATGGCGCGGGCGATTCTCGGCCTGCAAAGCAAGCCTGCAAGCGAGACGACCACTTGGGTGCTGGCGGATAACCGCGTGGTCCAGGTCGGCGCCCTTGAGCTGACCGAGGCGCTGGCCTTGGCCGGTACTCGCCAAACAGAATTGTGGGTCATCACTTGATCGGTCACGGCCGGACATAAGGCGGGCGTCATGGCAAAACTGAAGCTGATCGGCTTCGTCGGCGAGAGCCCGAAGATCATCCCGCGCCTACTCGGCGACATGGCGTCGCAGCAAGCCTATAACGTGCGCCTCGACGACGGAGGCTTGACGCCGATTCGCAAGCAGCGCTTCGAGCACCAGTTTGGCAGCATGCCGGTGGGTGGCTACAAAACCATTTACCAGCATGCCGGAACCTGGATGGGCTGGCCGACCAATGTCTATGCGGAGCCTGGCCCAGTAGCCGATGATCACCTGTACATCACGGGTGACGGGGTGCCGAAAATGCTGGTCGCGGGCGTGACCTACCCGCTGGCGGTGCCGTTCCCCAGTGCCGCCTTGGTCGCTACCTTGAGCGGTACAGCTACCCCGGGCGCTCAAGGCACCACGCGCATCTATGTGTACACCTGGGTGACGGACTTCGGCGAAGAGTCAGAGCCGAGCCCAGCCAGCGCGGATGTGTTCTGGACGCCAGGGCAGACCGCTACCCTGTCCGGATTTGCCGCGACACCAGCCGGGCGCAACATCACCTTACAGCGTATCTATCGGGCACAGACTGGCAAGACCGGCACGCAGCTCTATTTCATCGCTGAGCGCGCGGCGACCACGGCGAATTTTGTCGACACGATCAGCCCTGAATTTCTGCAAGAGGCGCTGCCGTCGGCCAATTGGAACGCGCCACCGGACGACCTGACCGGTTTGATTTCCCTGCCCAACGGACTGATGGTCGCCTTCAGCGGCAAGCAGCTGTGCTTTTGCGAGCCGTATCGCCCGCATGCCTGGCCAGAAGCCTATCGCCTGACCATGGATTACCCGATTGTCGGGCTGGGCGCCTTCAGTTCCTCGGTCATCGTCACTACCACGGGCAAGCCGTACATCGTCACCGGCAATGCGCCCGAGAGCATGGTCAGCGAGAAGATCGAGCAAGACCTGCCGTGCATCAACGCGCGCGGCATCGTCGACCTTGGCTATTCGGTTATCTATCCGTCCTATGACGGCCTGGTGCAAGTGACCAGTAGCGGCGCTGTCGTGGTCAGCACCCGGCTGTTTTCGCGCGATGACTGGTTGCAATTGAACCCGGCCAGCATGGCGGCGGATCGTTACAACGGGCGCTACATCACCAGCTACAACTATTCCGATGCCAGTGGTGTCGAGTACCGCGGCATGCTCATTATCGACCTGACCGGCGAGCAGGCGTTCCTGATCCGCTCCGGCGTACTGCCGTCGGCGCTGTATTTCGACCGGCCGACTGGCAACCTTTACCTGCTGATCAATGACCGTGTTTACCAGTGGGATGACCCGAGCCAGCCCAGCGAGCTGCTGTCATGGAAGTCCAAGCCGTTCGTGTTGCCTAAGCCAACCAACTTCGGCGCCATCCTGGTCGAGGCCGACGATGGTCTGACCCCGGATCAACTAGCCGCCATTCAAGCCGACATTGATAGCGTCAAGGCGAGCAACGCCGTGATCTTTGCCCAGCCATCGATTGGCGGTTCGCTGGGCGGTGCTGCACTCAACGTCTACCCGGTTAACGGCGACCAATTGAAACCGGTGCCGACGCTGAACCGCTCGGTTTCTGTCAATATTTATGCTGACAAGAAGCTGGTCGCCTCAGTAGGCACGCTTAACAAGATGGCACGGTTGCCGTCGGGCTTTATGGCGCAGATGTGGGAAATTGAAGTTGCCAGCGACCAGGCAATTACACAAATCACCTTGGCCGGTACAGGCGCCGAACTGGCGGAGGTCTGATATGGAAATGACCGCCGCCGATAAGCAAAAGTTGGAAGTGTTGAACGGTGACCGTGGCGACCCGGGGCAAGCGGCTGCCCGACTGGGCAAAGTGAAAGCCCTGGTGGACAACCTGAACGTAAGCCCGTCCGGCGACAACACCAAGGACATTGCGGCGCTGTTTGCTGCGATCAACGCGCTGCGCGTGGCGCTTTTGTAGCCCTGTGGTTCTATACTGGCGCCATTGGTTCTAAAACCGGAACAACGATATGTCCAAGCTGGTTTATGACGATCAACCCGCACTGCTGCGCTGGGCCGCCGAGTGTATTGGCCTGCGTTGCTTTCGAGGGGATGCCAAGGCCTTCGGCGTGATGAGCGCCGGCCAGCTGCGCGCGGTGGTGGTGTGGGACACCTTTTCAGAGGTCGACTGCTCTATGCATGTTGCCAGCCGTGGCGATGGCCATTGGTTGAGTCGCGACGCGCTGAAGATGGCCTTCGGTTATCCGTTCATTGATTTGAAAATGCGCCGCGTCACTGCGCTGATTCCGGCCAAGAACACCGAGGCGATCCGCTTTAACGAACACCTGGGCTTCAAGCTTGAGGGGCTTTGCCCGGAAGCGATGCCCGACGATGACATTCAGATTCGCGGCATGCTCCGACGAGAGTGCCGTTTTATTCCCCCGGAGTATCGCCAATGATGACGCGAGATTTTTGGACACCGGCAGCTCTGGAGCCGGGCAACCTGCACCAGCGGCCATCGAGATTGGATCGGCACTTGGCGGTGCTCGCAATTGGTCGGCACATTTGCTTCGGTAAGGGCGGTGGTGGTTCGCCGGATGCTGACCCGCAAGTGGGTGAAGCGGCGAAGATGCAGGCCAAGACCGGCTCCGACTGGCTGGACTTTGCCAAAGAGCAGTTCGCCCAAGCGCAGCCACGCCAGGACAAGCTCGACGCCATGACCGGCAATGTTACTGCGCAGCAGCTGGACGACATGCGCAAAGCCAGCACGCGCAGTGATGATCAGTGGGACCGCTATAATCACCTGTTCAAGCCTGTCGAAGACCGCATGGTTTCCGACGCGCTGAACTACGATACGCCGGAAGCGCAAGCCGCTGCCGCTGCCACCGCTAAAGCCGACGTGATGAACAACGCCAGCCAGGCGCAGCAGCAGAACAGTCGGCAAATGGCGAGCATGGGTATCAGTCCAACGAGCGGCCGCTTTGCAGGAGTCGATCGCGCCAATGACCTATCGACCGCCCTGGCTTCGGCTGGCGCACAGAATGGCGCGCGCGAGCAGGTGAAAGCCACCGGCATGGCCTTGCGTGAAGGCGTGGCCAACTTCGGCCGGGGCGCAACGTCGACCGCGGCGCAGCAAGTCGGGCTCAGCACCAACTCGGGTAACTCGGCCACCGGTAACCAGCTCGCCGCCGAAGGTAACTTCCGGGCGAACGGGCAGATCATGTCGCAGGGTTTCCAAGGCGCACAGCAAGGCTATGGCGGCCAAGCCAGCACCTTGCTCAACCAGCAGAGCCAAGCGATGTCTGCGCAAGGTATGGACAACCAGGCCGCGCAAGCGAAAGGCAACCAAAACATGGCCATTGCTGGCACCATTGGCACTATCGCCCTGGCATTCTGAGGATTCTCCATTGATCGAGGCAATCAACCGCGCTACTGACCTTTCCCTGGCCCAAGGTGTACGCGTTATGCAGACCGGGTTTATCGGCGGCAGTCAGGCGGCGCACGTCGAGTACCTGCTGAAACTAATCGATCCGGCGCAGGGCGCGCACATCGTTGACGCCGGTTGCGGCGTGGGCGAGGTGGCCAAGCTGATGCACGACCAGCGCCCCGACCTGACGTTTACCCTGGTCAACATCAGCGCGCATCAGTTGGATATGGCGCCCGTTGGCGAGCAGTACCATCAGCTGCTGGACGACTTCACCAACAGCCAGTTGCCGACCCGCTGCGCCGACGTTGTGATGTTCAATAGCGCCTTGTGCCAGATGCCGATCAATCAGGCCTTGAGTGAAGCTCGGCGCCTGCTAAAACCGGGAGGCCAGTTGTTCGTGTGCGACCTGGCAACGACTGACTATCGTGAATTGCCTGATCTTTACGCGACCTTCATGCCGGCCGACACTTGGAGCGAAGTGATCGAGCGCCACGGCTTTGAGTCAACCAAAACCATTCTATCGCACAGCGATATGGCCCACTTTTCTTGTGCGTTTGATGACTTCGATCAGGCCTTGCCCGGCGCCATGACCTATATCGCGCAGTTCCGCAAGCAGACGCTCGATGAGCAGCTGGCAAAGACGATCGACCGACATGAACGTATTGCCTTCCAATTCAGCGGGGGCAAGGATTCATTGGCCGCGCTGTTCCGACTGGTCGAGTTCTGGCCGCAAATGACCGTGTACTGGACCAATACCGGCGACCCAGTGCCGGAAGTGTTGGCGGTGGTCGAGCGTGTTCGTGCGCTGGTGCCGCGCTTTGTCGAGATTGCCGGCCGAGTGAGCGAGCAGATTGCCGCACATGGCTTGCCGTCCGACCTGGTGCCCACTACGTCGGCGCCGACGGGCTTGATCGCCTACGGCGGCGGCGTGGCTTTGCAGGACCGTTTTCAGTGCTGCTATCAGTCGCTGATGCTGCCGATGCAGGAGCGTATGGTCGCTGACGGTATTACCTTGATCGTGCGCGGGCAGAAGAGCGCCGACGTGATGAAGTCGCCGCTGCGTTCTGGCGCCTTGCTCGACGGCATCGAGCTGCTGTTTCCACTGGAGCACTGGAGCGACGCCCAAGTGTTCGACTATCTCAAGGGCAGCGCCTTCGTTCCGGACTACTACGAGCACTTGACCGCCTCGCCGGACTGCCTGACCTGCTCGGCCTACTGGGGCGAAAGCCGCGCCACCTGGCTGAAGGACAAACACCCCGAGGCCTACCAGGTCTATCAGGGTAAACTCGACGTGATCCGCGACGCGGTGATGCCGCATATCGCCCTGTTCAACCTGGAGGTGGCTCAATGAGCGGTTACACAATGAATGGCCTTGCTCAAGGTATCCAAGCGGGCAACATGCTGGTGGATGCCTACTATCGCGGGCAAGACAACAAGAACAAGGCCGAAGTGAAGAACGTCATGGCCGAAGGGCTGGACACTGCCAAGCAGAGCCGTGCCGATGACATCGCGGCCAACTCTCAGGTGGGCAGCAAGGCCAACGCCGACAACACCATGACCATGCCGACCTTCGACGACAGCAACGGCAACAGTTATGCCGACGCTGGCGCACAGAAGAAAGCCGCCGAAAAGAACGCGCCGTCGGTCGATGACTTCTACATGCGCGACGTGGTGCCCAAGATCAAACAAACCTACATCGCCCAGGGCAATCAGGAAGGCGCCGATCAGTGGGAAAAGTGGACCCAGGACAAGGAAGCGCAAAACGGCATGAAGAGCTGGACGCAGGCGCTGCGTGCGGCGCAGATCGGCGACTTCAAGGGTTACGCCGATCACATGGTCAAGGCCTACAACACCCCCGGTTATTACGACGACGGCCTGCATGCCGAAGGTTACGACCTGGTCAAGGACAAGGACGGCAACACCACCGGCCTAACCTTGAACATGAAGAACAAGGAAACCGGCGAGCAGTTCGCGCAGACCATCCATGGTCAAGACGACATGGTGCAGGCGGGTATCGGCCTGCTCGATCCGGCCAACGCCTTCAAGACCAGCATGGCGCAGATGACTGCGCGCCAGGCGGCCAACGCCAAAGCCGGACTGGAAGTTACCAAGGCCAACAACAACATGGCCCGCGATAATAACAAGGCCGTTGTACAGGGGCAGGTCGCCAGCAAGCTGGAAGACCAGAAGGCCGGCAATGCCTTGAACCTGCAAGCGACCGGCAAGCAACTCGACGTTAAAAATGCGGGTGCCGCCTTAGACAACAAGATCGCGACATTGAAGAGCGCCGGCTACGACGAGAACTTTATCAAGGCGGCGCTGCCGCAAATCCTCGGCATTGGCCAGTACAAGAAGCCTGCCGACCCGCAGGAAGTGCGGCGCATGCTGCACCAGGCGCGACTGGCTGACTTTAACTACACGCGCAAGACCCCGCAGCAGCAGTCTGCGCAGATCGATCAGGACATGCAGTTGATCAACGGTGGTCCGAGTGCTGCGCCCGCTGCGCCAGGCAATCCAATGTCGGGCGGCCTGCCTGGCGCACAACCCTCGGCGGCACCAGCCAGCAAAACGCCGATGATCTACGACACCAAAACCGGGCAAATGGTCCCCTACCAGTAACCCCGCTACCCTCGGTCGCGCGATGGCGCTAGAATCAGTCCAACTGTTTCGATTATCAAACCGCGCCGAGGACTTCACCCGTGGCAGAAAACCGTTTCCTCATGTCGCCCTCCGCGACTGGCTCCACTGCCACCGCGCCCGTTGTGCCTCCGGCGCCCGACATTCAGACCCTGCCACCGCGCAGCACCAGCACCGGCCCGCTGACATCCAGCGCAGCCGTTCTGAGCAAAGGTCTTCTGCCGCCACCTGACCTGCAACCCCTGTTCGAGAAGTATTCCGCCGAGTACGGCGTGCCGCTCAACGTGTTGTCGGCCCTGGCGCAACAGGAGTCGGGTTACGACGCCAATGCGGTCGGCGTGGAAACCCAGTGGGGCAAAGCTAAGGGCATGCTGCAAAACCTCGACAGCAACGCCAAGTCCTTGGGCATCGATCCGTTCAATGCGGAACAGTCGATTGCCGGCGCGGCCCGCCAGATGCGCGAGCGCATGGACAAGGGTTACAGCATGGACGACGTGGTGAAAGCCCACTTCGGTGGCGACAACCGTGCGAAGTGGGGCGAGAAGACCGCCGCTTATGGTCAAGAGGTATTGGCCAAGGCCAGCATCATCGGCGACAAGATGATGGCTGGGAAGAAGACCGCCGCGCCAGCACCGGGCAATGACCTGGCTGCGATCCAAGCCGAAATGGACGCCAAGGAACCCGGCCGCTACAAGGTGATCGATCCGGCCGACATCGCCCAGCGCGATCAAGAGCGTGCCGACATCGCCAGCGGCAAGAATGCCTTGGGCAATGCCATTGATGCTACGCAACAGACTGCGCCGTCGCCGCTGACCCTTGCCAATCAGGACAAGGTGAACGCTGCGCGCCAGGATCAGCCGTCACCACTGACCATCGCCAACCAGTTGCGCCAAGCGGCCGGCATGGCACCGAGTGCTGACGAACCGTATTACGGCGACGTTGGCGGGGCTCAATACCTCAAGCAGTCGGCCAAGGCTGGCGCGTATGACTTGGCTGGCGCGGGCGCGAAGATTCTGGACGCGGTCAACCCGTGGACATTTACCCCTTCCGAAATCGCGACGATCTACAAGGATCAGCCGGACAAGTACCGTGACTACCTCGATCACAGCGCGGGCATGATCCTCAATCGGTTTGCCGAGGCCATGACCAAGAAGTCGTCCGCCACCATGGCCGACCTGAGCCAGGAAGACAAAGACAAGTACGGCAGCCTTGAATACGCCACGACCAACATGGACAAGTCGGCGCTGAAGTCGCCTGTCCGCGTGGTAGGTGATGCGGTGCGGTCGCTGCCATCGTCGGTGGCGCTGGCCGTGACAGCCTTCCTGACTCGTGGCGCATCGGTACGCGCGGAAACGGCGGCACTCGAAGCCGGGGCCAGTGCTGAAGCAGCCCGGGCCGTCGGCACGCAAGCAGCCATGAAAATGGCGTCGCGTGTAGGTGCCGGCAGTGAAGGCGGAATTGGTTACGCACAGCAGGCGCTGCAATCGCAGGCCAGCGGAGAACAAACCACCAATGCGGTGATGGATAAATCGCCGGCCTACCAGAAATTGCTGGCGCAGGGCTACGACCAAGAAACCGCGCGCGCCAAGGTGATCGCTGACGCGGCCGAAGAATCGGGTAAATACGCGGGCGTAGTCGATGCCTCCGTGAACCTGGTCGGCGGTGAATTCCTCGGCAAGATCATCAGCGAAGGCGGCAAGCTGATCCCGCGCATCATGAAGGGCGTGGCGAACGAGGGTATTACCGAAACCATCCAGAGCGGTGGCGAGCAGTTGGGGCAGAACGTTGCCCAGCGCAACATCGACCCTACCCAATCCCTGAGTGAGGGCGTCGGCGAATCGATGGTGCAGGGCGGTGTTGTTGGCGGTTTGACCGGTGGCGTTGCGGCCGGTGTACTCGGTCGTAACCACGTTGAACAACAGCAGCCACAGGCTCGGGTTGAGCCAACGGTTGGCGATCTTAACCAGGCCCAGCAAACACCGGCACCGGAAGCCGCGCCAGTGGCTGAAGCCCCGGCGCCCGCTCCCACAGGCCCGCTGACCCGTGCCGCGCAGCAGTACGTCGCGCCCGAGCCGCCAGCCGCCCCCGCTGAAGCCACACCGACTGGCGAGCCGGTCACCGTGCGCAGCTCCGACGGCGAAATGGCCGGCACCCTGCAAGACTACCAGGACCATGGCCAGGGTCAGTGGACCGCGCGCGTGCTGGCCGACGACGGCAACGCCTACGACTTCACCCAGGACGATGGCGTGCAGCTGGAGCATGGCGGTCAATCCGTTACCCCGGCAACTGAACCGGTTCCCGCCGTCGCGCCTGCCCCGCAGGAAGACATTCCCACCCTGACCGACGTGGTGGCGCCGGAAGCCCAGGCCGCCCCCGACTATTCGTCGATGGACGTGCCGCAGCTGCGCACCGAACTGAAGGCCATCGCCACTGCGATCAAGGCTGATCCGAAAAACAAGGTGCTGACCAAGCAACGCAGCACCATTGAAAAAGCGATCAAGACCGGCATCAACACCGCCGACAAGGCGCCAGCCGTCACCGAACTGGCCGGCGACAAGATCAACAAGGAATGGACGCGCTTCGCCGATGACTCGGGCAGCCTGAACATCCCTCGCGCTGATATGCCGCAGATCAAGGCCGAGCACCGCGGTGCAATGACCAATTTCCTCAAGGCGCGCGGCATCACTCACACCGAGGAAGAGGTTCCGGCCAGCAGCCTGAAGCCGACGCAGGAAGAATTCAGCCCGGCCAAGGTCAAGAAAGCCTTGGGCTTCGAGGGGGGCGACCGCTCGATTCTGATTTCCAGCGATAACCATGTGCTCGACGGTCATCACCAGTGGCTGGCCAAGGTCGAGGGCGATCAACCGGTAAAAGTCATTCGCCTGAATGCACCGATCAAGCAGCTGCTCGACGACGTGCGAGAGTTCCCGAGCGCGACCACTGCCAATGGTGCGACCGCAGCGCCAGTACCAAAGGTCGAGCCGACTAACAGCCTGTCGCGCACTGCCAGTTGGGCGATCCGCGACAAGGCCACCGGTGAAGTGGTCATGGAAACCTTCGATCAGAAGAAGGTCGACGCGCTCAACACTGAAAAGTATGAAGCCGTCCCTATTCAGCAGCACTTGGCTGAAGTGAACGCCTCGATCAAGGCCGGCGATGAAACCGGCAAGATCAAGCCGGCCGAAACAAAACCTGCAAAACCTGCATCAGAAGTACCGAAAACTGCAACGCCAGCGGCCGAACCTGCATCAAAAGCAGCTGAACCTGCATCGAAGCCACTGAGCCCGCAGCAGAAGGCCAAGGCGCGCGCCGAAGCTCAACGTCAGGCCGCGCGCGACCGCATGGGCGGGATCAAGGAAGGCGAGCAGTTCATTCCATCCTCCGATTTCAGCTACATCACCGGTGGCCAGGCCTACACCGTCGACAGCATCGACAGCAAAGGCAACGTCTACGTCAAACGCAGTGGCAGCAACAGCGGCACGCACTTGTCGCACGCCGACTTTAACGTGGCTGAGCACAAAGGCGTGACCTTCACCAAGGTGGAATCAGCGGAGACTAACACCGGGGGCGATAACGCCGGCCTCGACAAGTCGACCTCTGATCGTGTTCCTGGCGTGCCCGGTGTCCTTGACGATATTCCTGAGAGAAACGCCATCAAGGAAAAGGGTTATCAGTCGCTCGACGTCGATGTCCAGCGTAGCGTGCTCGCGAAGGTGCTCGGCGCCATCCATGACCCGAAGGTTTTCCGGGGAGTTGTTGAGCGTGTTCCCGTCGATATGGTGAACATGCTCACTGGCCAGAAGCTCACGACCAAGAGTCTGCTCAACAATCCAGCGGTGCTCAGGCGCGCGCTTACCGTCCCGCTCGACCAGCCTGTACCGGTTGACGTGGGTCGCATCATCGACGCGATGTTTTCTGCTCGCCAACCCGTAACATCTGCGCCCGCAGTAGGTGTTGGCGCCGAGTCGGTTGATGTCGGGGTATCTGAAAAAGGTAACTCCGCAGTAGACGCAAATGTAGTCCTGCAAGATGGCAATCCTTCTAATGGTTCGTCCATCATTGTACCAACAAAGGATGTCGGCACTAAACAAAAACCAGCAGCAAACGAAAACAAGGTATTCACGGAGGATGCAGCTACAAAGGCTCGCGCACTTCTAAAGTCAAAACTCGGGCAGCTCAACAGCGGCATTGATCCCGAGATTGTTCAGGCTGGTATCACGCTTGCGGGCTATCACATTGAAAAAGGCGCGCGCTCTTTCGCTGCCTATGCCAAGGCCATGGCTGAAGACCTGGGCGACATGGTCAAGCCTTACCTGAAGTCGTGGTATATGGGCGTCAAGTATGACCCGCGCGCCGCTGGCTTCGATGGTATGAGCAGCGCCGCCGAGGTGGAAGGCTTCGACGTCAACGCCCCGGCAACTGAGGCAAAAAGTGCCCCAGTTCAAACCGAGCCGGCAACTATGGCAAAAACTGCCAAGGTTCAAACCGTGACCACCCCGAGCGGCCGCGAGTTCGACGTGCGCAGCAAGGTGGTCGAAGCCGACAGCCTGATCACCTCCAACAGTGCCGACGGCGCGGTTAACCCGGCCTACCCGAAAGAATTGCAGCCGCGTGACCGTTCGCGTTCGGCGTCGCTGAGCCAGATCAACGACATCGCCTCGAACCTCAACCCGCGCCTGCTCGGCGACAGCGCCAGCGCCACCGACGGCGCCCCGATCGTTTCGCCCGAGGGCGTGGTCGAAAGCGGCAACGGCCGCACGCTGGGCATTCAACAGGCCTACGCGAAGAACACCGACGGCGCGAGCAAGTACCGCGCCTGGTTGGAGTCGCAAGGGCACGACGTCAGTGGGATGAAAGCCCCGGTGCTGGTGCGCGAGCGCGTCACGCCGATGAATGCCGACGAGCTAAAGGCCTACACCGGCGAAGCCAACGAGCGCACCACCCTGGCCCTGAGTTCCACCGAGCGCGCGGTCGCCGACGGCAAGCAGCTGGGCGACCTCCTGCACCTGTACCACGGCGGCGACGTCGCGGGCTCGGCCAACCGCGAGTTCGTCCGCGCCTTTGTCGGCGACGTGGCCAGCAAGAGCGATCGCGGCGCGCTGATGGATGGCGACGGCATGCTGTCGCAGGACGGCCGCCGTCGGATCGAGGCCGCGTTGTTGTCGGCTGCCTACGACGAGCCGAGCCTGATCAATGACCTGTTCGAGAGCACCGACAGCGACATTAAGTCGATTGGCGGCGCCTTGCTCGATGCCGCTGGCCCATGGGCGCAGATGCGCCAGGAAGCGCGCGACGGGCAAATCTCTCAGGGCGCCGACATCACGCCGAACCTGATCGAAGCGGTGAATCTGGTGCGCCAAGCGCGTGCGCAGGGCAAGTCGGTGTATGAACTGGTCAACCAGAACGATATTTTCTCTGGCGAGCTGGATCAGGCGACCAAGGATTGGGTCGGCGTGTTCTATCGCGGTGCCAGCTTGGCCCGTGCGCGTAGCCGAGCTACAGTAGCGGACGCTCTTCTGACCTATACTCAGCTGGCCCGCGCGACGCAGCCGGGCACTAACCTGTTCGGCGACCCGGAACTGACCGGCGCCGACTTACTCCGAGGCACGCATGACAAACTTGATCGCCAAGACGCCCAAGCCAACCAGCAACAAGGCCTCTTCGGAAGCCCAAGCGCTGATGACCAAAGTGCTGGCGCACGTCGGGCAGACGGACAGCGACCAGCACCTGATGCGCGTGGTGAAGCAACGCAACAAGGGAGTGCAGTAAATGCAACAAGTCCCGGCCAGCGTGTGGAACCAAATCGCCCAGACGCAACCGCTGCAGAACCCGGACATGCGCCAGCTGTTCACGATGAGCCAGCCGCAGCTGGACGAGGCACTGGCGAGCCAGGCGCAAGCACTGAGCAAGGCCGGGCAGACGGACAGCGTGATCAACGCCTACCAACTGATGGCACCGTTGCTGGCCGAGAATCAGGCGATCAGCAACTACATCAACCAAACGGGACATTCCGACCTACGCTCGGCACTGCCGGAGGTGCTGAACGCGCCGGAAGCGGTGGCGATAGCGTCACAGGAAAACCCGTTGAGCAAGAGCGAGCAGGCCACATTGTTGAAACTGCTCCTGCCACTGATGCCGACGAGTTCGGTCAACGTCTAGCGGCGCAGAAAAAAGCCGCTGGCACTGCCACGGTTCGCGGCGATCAAGCCAACATTGATAAAGCCTTGCCCCTTCTGCTTGAGCCCCAGCGCGGTGACGTGCTGAAGGCCGAGCAGCGTTACGCCGTGGGCAACGGCATGCTGCTCACCAACGGCACCGGCACCGGCAAGACCGCGAGCGGTATGGGCGTAATCGTGCGATCGATCAACGCCGGCAAGCCCAACGCTATCGTCATTGTGCCGAGCGACAAAATCGCCTCTGACTGGGTGAAGTTTGCCAAGATGCTGGGCGTTGAGCTCAAGCAACTGACCAGCACCAGCGACAACGGCACGGACGGCCAGGTCATCACCACCTACGCCAACTTCGGCGCCAACGACAGCTTGGCCCTGCGTGACTGGGATCAGGTCGTGGCCGACGAGGCGCATTACCTGTCGAGCAACGAGAAAGGTGAAGGCACGGGCGCGCTGGCCAAGCTGCAAGGCTTGACCGGTCACCCGGATGGCTTCTATCAGTGGGTGCGCGAGCGCAACCCCAAGGAGTGGGGCGATTACAAAGCGGCGATGAATGCCAGCAAAGAGGCCGCCGTGCCTGACTCTGGCTTTAGCGAGCACCAGCGTGAGCAGCTTGCCGAAGCCGAAGCCAAGCAGCGCGATCTGTGGGCGGCCATCGAAGAGCCGGCCAAGAAGGCCTGGCAAGACCGTTGGGCCAAGCAGCAAGACCTACCGAAAACCCTGTTCCTGTCGGCCACCCCGTTCGCCTACGTCAAAAGCGTGGACTACGCCGAGGGCTACCTGTTCGATTACGTACCACCGGCCGAGCGCTTCAGCAACAAGGCGGAAATGGCCGGCTCGGCTTACAACAGCGGCGATGCGCGTGAAAAGTTTTTCATGCAGCACTTCGGCTACCGCATGCGCTACAACAAGCTGACCGCACCGGAAGCCGGGGTTGACTCCGAACTGATGGAGCAAGGCTTTAACCAGCACCTGAAGGATATCGGCGCGCTGTCGGGCCGCCGCCTTGAAGTGCCGCACGACTACGACCGCAAGTTTGTGATGGTCGACGACGCCGTGGGGCAGAAGATCGATCAGGGCCTGGCCTACCTGCGCGAGCATGCCGACGGCAAGTACCGCAAGGTGTACGACGCGGTGATGGCGACCTTCGACTACCAGAAACGCATGTACCTGCTGGAATCGATCAAGGCCAAGGCCGTGGTGCCGATGATCAAGGATCACATGGCGCTGGGCCGCAAAGTGGTGGTGTTCCACGACTACAACAAAGGCGGCGGCTTCGATCCGTTCAATGCCGGACTGGCCAGCATCACCGAGGCCGACACCCGGGCGCTGGCTCGCGAAGCCTTTGCCGCGCGCCCGGACATCTTCAAGAAGATGGACCTTACCGGCCTGTATTCGCCGATTGACACCCTGGCGTCGGCCTTCCCGGATGCGCTGTTCTTCAACGGCACCGTGCCCAAGGCCAAGCGCCGCGCCAATGCCGATACCTTCAACGACGACACCAGCGGAAAAGACCTGATTGTCTTGCAGTCGGACGCCGGCCGTGAAGGCGTGAGCTTGCACGACACCACTGGCCAGCACATGCGCGTGCTGATCAATCTGGGGATGCCCGGCAAGCCTGTGGCTGCGATCCAGATCGAAGGCCGCACCTACCGCACCGGGCAAGCCAGTGATGCAGCCTTTCGCTACCTGACCACCGGCACCGCCTGGGAGGCCAGCGCCTTTGCCAGCAAGATCGCCGAACGCGCCTCGACCGCTGAAAACTTGGCGCTGGGCACCGACGCGCGCGGCTTGAAACAAGCCTTCATTGACGCCTACAACAATGCCGATGATCAGGCGCCGAGCGCCGAGGACGGCAAGGGTGGCAAGGCGCTCGACCGCGAACTGGCGGCCAACGCGACGCTGACCCCGTTCCAGAAGGCCAAGGCCTATTACTTCGCCCAACAGAAGAACAGCAAGCGCCGCGACCAGCGCGAAGGCACCGATTATTTTGCCACCCCGGAACCGGTTGGCCTGAAGATGGCCGAGTGGGCCAACATCCAACCCGGCGATCATGTACTCGAACCGTCGGCCGGGCATGGCGCGATTGCGCGGTTCTTCCCACAGCAAAGCCACGTCACCATGGTCGAGCCGAGTTATGACCTGTCGCAGCGGGCGGCCCTGGCCAACGGCAACGCGCGGATCATCAACGACACCTTCGAGTCGTTGCACCGGACCAACAAGTACGACGCCGTGGTAATGAACCCACCGTTCGGCAACGGTGGCAAGACTGCCATCGAGCACGTCGCCAAGGCGGCCCAGCACCTGCGCGAAGGCGGGCGGATCGTCGCCTTGATTCCGCGCGGCGGTTTGACCGACAAGCGCCTGGCGACCTTTCTGGAGAGCGACGAGGCGCAAAGCCTGCACCGTGTGGCGACTTTCGACCTGCCGCCGTCGACCTTCGAGCGCGCCGGCACCGCGGTTAACACGCAAGTGGTGGTGCTGGAGAAGCACAGCAACCCGGACGACGCGCAAGGCATCCATGCGCGCACGATCAACCTGAGCAATGCCGAGTCGACTGGCGAGCTGTTCGACCGCATCGAGCACCTGGACGTGCCGGATCGCGCGCCGAGCAGCAAGCCGGAACCCAAGCCTGAGCTGATCGAGCACGTCACCGGCAAGGGCAAGCGCCTGACCGGCGTGGTGCGCTCCGACCTGACCAAGGACGAAGCCAAGGAAATCGACCCGTACACCTTTGCCAAGGACGGCGGCTGGTTTATCCGCGCCAAGCACCTCGGCGACGGCAATCGCTTGTCGGTGGCCAGCCCGGTCGCTGAGCCCGCTTCGCACCAAGAAGTGCGCGACGCCATTACCCAAGGCCCGTTTGGTCCGGTGGTCAACAAGCTGATCGAGGCCGGGCACATCGTCATTCACGGCAACGTGCAATCGCTGCCCGAAGGCCACAACGTGCGCGGCGTGCAAGCGCTGACCACCCCGGATGGCACCGTGCATCTGGTGGCGGCCAACCTGACCCCCGAAAACGCCAATGGCGTGTTGCTGCATGAAATGTTTCACAGTGGCGGCGAGCAGCTGGTCGGCTCGCAGCGCTGGGGCGAGCTGATGAAGCGCCTGGACGGTTTGCACCGCCAAGCCGAGCAATCCACCGGCAAGGCCCGCGACGTGTTCGACCGCGCCCGTGAGCGCGTGCAGCAAGCGCAGGACGCCGGCGCGGTGGCCGACGGCATGACGCCGGAAGAGTTCGGTGCCTACGCCATTGAAGAGCATGCGCAATTGCCGACGGCGTTCCGCAAGTGGGTCGATGATCTGGTGGGCACCGTCAAGCACTGGCTGTTCAGCCGTTACGGCAAACAACTGGGCCAGGTCACCCCGGCGCAGCTGCGCGCCATGGCCAAAGATGCGCTGGTGTCGATGGCCCTGGACAAGCGCGGCGAGCTGTTCGGCAAGGCCGGCACCATGTTCAGTGTGCGCCTGGCCGATGAGTTCGCCGACATCAAGGCCGATGCCGACGCCACCAGCTTCAGCGACAAGATCGGCCCGGTAACCCTGCCGCGACGCATGGCGGATCGCTGGCGCCAACTGACCGACAACCTCGGCCTGCGTTTCCGTCAGGCGGCGATCGACCGTTACGCGCCACTGATGCGCAATGACCACGCGCTGTACGGCGCCGACACACTGGAAGGTTCGATTGCCTCCAGTTCGTGGGTGCTGGCGCGCATGAGCCAGGCCGCAGGCGGCGCGGTGGACGCCTTGTTGCACCATGGCCGGATTTACCTCGACCCCAAGGAAAAGGTGATTGACCTGCACGACAATACCCAAGGCTTGGGCGACACCCTGAAAAAACTCGGCAGCGTGGCGGAAATGACCCGCTTTATGGGTTGGATCGCCGCCAACCGTTCCAAGCGCCTGCTCGGTGAAGGCCGGGAAAACCTGTTCACCCCGGCCGAAATCGAGGCGGGGATCAAGTTCAGCGGCGGCAAGCTGGAGAATGGCAAGAGCCGTAGCATGCTCTATCAGCAAGTATGGAAAGAGTTTCAGCAGCACCGTGACGACGTACTGGGCATCGCCGAACAATCCGGGATCATCACCCCGGAACAGCGCGCGACCTGGAGCGATGAGTTTTACGTGCCGTTTTACCGGGTGATTGATGACGAAAACCTCGGCGGCCCGTCCTCTGGCGGCGGTGGCCTGTCGCGCCAACAAGCCTACAAAAAGCTCAAGGGCGGCAAGCAGCACCTCAATGACTTGCTGGAAAACACCCTGCTGAATTTCCACCACCTGATTCAGGCCAGCCTGAAGAATCAGGCGGCCACGCAGGCCATGGCCAACGCCGAGCAGCTGGGCATTGCCGACAAGACCACCGAAGCGCACAAGGACAAGAAGGCCAGCACCTTCGTCATGGAGAACGGGATTAAGCAGTGGTACAACGTCAACGATCCGCTGACCTTCAAGGCGGTGTCGGCGCTCTCTGACCCTGGCGTCAACACCCCCTCGCGCAAGATCATGCGCGGCTTCAAGCGCTTCTTCACCAACATGACCACCATCACCCCGCAATTTGTGGTGGCCAACGCCATCCGCGATTCGCTGGCGGCCATGGCCACCTCACCAACCAGCGCCATCCCGCTGAAGACCGCCTTCAAGGGCGCGCTGACCTACGGCAACAAGCGCGCGCGGGCGCGGATGATGGCCAGCGGCGGGGCGTTCCACTTCGGCCAGGTCTACGGCCATGGCGCGGCGGATTTCAAGGCCTCGCTCAACGGCAGCATGCGTACCGCGCAAGTGCTCAAAGACCCGATGCTGATCCCCAACACGCTGATGAAGGCCTGGCACAAGTACCACGAAGTCACCGACTTTGCGGAGAACATGAACCGCGCCGGGATTTGGGACCATAACCAAGGCAAGGGCAAACTCAAGGCGGCGTTTGAGGCGCGCGACCTGATGGACTTCAGCGCCCACGGTGACGCCGGGATTGTGAAGTTCTTCACCGACGTGGTGCCGTTCCTCAATGCGCGCATCCAAGGATTGGACAAGCTCTATCGTTCGGGCGGCAAGCCGGCGCTGAAAACCCTGTTCGGCAAGGGCACCACCTCGGACAAGCAGGCGTTCGCCCGTTTCGCTACCGTGGTCGGCGCGCTGACCGCCTTCAGTACGCTGCTGTACCTGCGCAACAAGGACGACGAGGACTATCGCAAGCTGGAAGACTGGCAGCGCGACACCTACTGGCCAATCAAAATCGGCAACAGCATGTTTTTCATTCCCAAGCCGTTTGAAGTGGGCTCGATTGCCACCATGGGCGAGCGCCTGGCCGAGCAGTTTTCCGATCCGACGGTGGGCGGCGACAAGTTTGCCAGTCGTGCCATGCACATGCTCAGTGATACTTTTGCGATGAACCCAACGCCGCAAGCGATCAAGCCGGTGCTCGAACTGGGTTACAACGAAAACACCTTTACCGGGCGGCCGATTGAAGACCAATCAATGTCGCGCCTAAGCCCAAGCCTGCGTTCGCGTCCTGATACTACGCGCCTGGCTGAAGCATCGAGCCGCGGGATCGAGAGTGCGCTCGACGTGATCGGCGCCGGCAACTCGGCCCTGTCGCCTGTGCAGATCGACCACTTGATTCAGGGTTACTTGGGCGCGGTGGGCTCGACTGCCATCGGCATGGCCGACACCTTCTGGCGCGGCGCGCAGGGAGAAGAGTTGCCGGCGCGCAGCTGGGACGAGTACCAGCCGGTGAAACGCTTCTACAAGGACTTAACCAAGGAAGACAACTACACGCGCTACGGGACCGACTTCTACAACGCCTTGAAGAAATCCGATCAGGCCTACGCCGACCTGCAACACCTGGCCAAGTACGGCGAGGAAGAAAAGGCCGCCGAGCTGGAACAGAAAGAGGGCGATGCGCTGGCACTGCGCAGCACCTTGAACAAGGTCAACAAGGACATGTCGCGGATCAATGCGGAAATGAAGCGGGTGCAGGTCGACAAGGAAATGGACGGCAAGACCAAGCGCCTTGAGCTGGACCGTCTGCGCTCGATGCGCAACCTGATGACCGAGGAAATCGGCAAGGACTTGGAGCAGCAGAAGACAGCTAAGCGGGCGTCCGGGGGGCAATAAGGGCCACCACCACAATGAGCGCCGGGATCATCATGACCGGCGCTTTGAACAGGCAGATGGCAAGGATGCCAACCGGGAGCCAACCGAACACAATCAGCAGGAAGCCGCCGAGGCTTTGCCAGTGCGCGGGCACCTGCGTGTAGATAAAAGCACCGATGATGGTTAGTACCACGCCAAGGCCTACGAAATCGGACAGCATAAGGTCGTGCTCCGGTGGAAAGTGCTGATATGATAGCACTGCCGAATGGTGGCGCCTCCGGGTGTTCATCAGATACGGCTTGGGAACTGGCGCGTGATCCGGCCCCGAGCCGTCCATGAAGATGACGGCGCATCTGAATGGGCCTCTGAACAGTGATGGCCGCCACTGAATTGCGCTTAGCGGCTGATGTACCCCCTCCGAAACACCACTTTCCCCCTCTTTCTATCTGGCAATCAGCCATTACGTCGCCATTTGGTTCCGTAACAGCACCATAGCGACTATTATCTGACCATATTTAAATGGACTGGCCAGGGGCGCCGCATGATTGAAGAGCTGAAACAGGCCGTCGAGGCGACCAAAGACCCGACCACTTATCCGGTGATGACGTATGCCTGGGTGGTGCTGATCGCGGCATGGGGCGGTCTGGTGCGCTTTCTGAATTCACGGCGAGAGCGCAAGGAAACGCTCGGCGAATCGCTGGGCACGCTGTCGATTGGCCTGATCACTTCAGTTTTCGTCGGCGTGCTGACGTTTTACGCCTGTGAAATCGCCAACTTCGAAAAACTAACGACGGCCATTTGCGTGGCGGTTACCGGGCATTTGGGCGCGCAGGCCATGCAGCTGTTTGAGAAGGCCATGATCAGCCGCCTGAAAGCCTTGTTCAAAGTGATCTTTGGTCCCGACTCGGTAGATACCCTATGAAACCCCTCTTGATCTTGGCTGACTTCGAACTGGCCGCCGCTACCTTGCGCGTGCCAGTGGCCGCCATCCGGGCCTTTGCTGAAGTGGAGTCGCGCGGCGCCGGCTTCCTGATGGATGACCGCCCGGTGATCCTCTTCGAGCGCCACGTATTTCGCCGTCAACTGATCGCGCAGGGCACCAATCTGGCCACCGTCACCGACTTGGAGCAGGCCCGCCCCGACATTTGCAATAAAACCCCGGGCGGCTACGGCTCCAAAACAGCGGAATGGGACCGGCTCGCCGAGGCGATCAAGATCAACCGAGTCGCCGCGCTGGAGTCGGCCAGCTTCGGGATGTTCCAGATCATGGGCTTCAACTGGAAACGCTGCGGCTATGCCAGCGTGCAAGACCTGGTCAACGCCATGTTCAAGAGTTCGGCGGCGCACCTCAACAGCTTCGTGCGCTTCATCCAATCCGACGCCAAGCTGCTGAAGGCCTTGCAGGCGCAGGACTGGCCGACCTGCGCACGGCTGTATAACGGCGCTAACTACGCCATAAATTCTTATGACACCAAACTCGCCGAGGCCTTTGCCCGGTACAGCTAAGGGGATGACAGCATGGCGGACTGGCAGAAGATGTTGAGCACGGTAGCCCCGTGGATTGGCGCGGCGGCTACCGGTGGCGTTCCGGCGCTGGTGGGCATGGCGGCGGTGCAAGTAGGTCAGGCCTTTGGCACGGACGTGAAGGCGACCACCGACGCGATCGCCCAGGCCATTGGTGGCGCGACACCGGATCAGTTGTTGGCGCTGAAGACCGCCGACAACGACTTTGCCGAGAAAATGCAGGCGCTCGGCTTCCAGAATGCCCAAGCCCTGGAACAGATCGCCGCGAACGACCGGGACAGCGCGCGCAAGATGCACACAGCGGTGCGAGACTGGTCAACCCCGGTCCTGAGTTACATGATCATGGTGGCCTTCTTCAGCGTGCTCTACCTGATCTTGTCGCAATCGATTGATGTGCCGGCCTCGATGCGCGACGTGGTGATGATGATGATCGGAACCTTGACTGCCGCCTTCACCCAAGTGCTGAACTTTCGATTTGGTACGTCTGCCGGCAGCAAGGACAAAACGGAAATCCTCAAAGGTCTGCGTCCATGAAGTGCAAGGGCGACTTACCGCAAGCATACCTTCTGGAAAACCTTAAATATGATCCTGATACTGGATTGTTCGAGTGGAGAACAAGAGAAGGTAATAACCGCAGGAAGGCCGGAGCCATTGGCTATCTAACAAAGAGTGGCTATCTCGTCATAAACCTAGATTACAAGCCAAGGTTATGCCATCGAATGGCATGGATTTATATGCATGGCGACATAGAATCCGGGATTATCGATCACAAAAACGGAACAAAGAGCGATAACCGACTGGAGAACCTGAGACTTACCGATCACTCCGGTAATAACGAAAATATACGAAAGGCCAGGAAGCACAATAAGTCAGGATTGATCGGCGCCATGTCCACAGGGAGGGCCGGCATTTGGAAATCATCAATTCGAGTTCGCGGGGTTATCCATAAGCTTGGCGAATTTGATTCGCCTGAACTTGCATCAAATGCTTATCTAGACGCGAAAAGATTACTTCATAAGGCGTGCACCATATGAGCGATTTCACGAAGTTTGACGCGCCATTGCTTATTCAGTTCGACAAAAAAGCAAGCGATATTCTTGGTGCTGATTATTGGAGGGTTGCAAAACCATTCAAATTTTTCATCGGCAGCGAAAACTCTAAACGCTGGATCACTGTGCCGGCCGGCTACTTGACCGACGGCGCCAGTGTGCCGCGCGCCTTGTGGTCGATCATCCCGCCATGGGGCGCCTACGGCCAGGCCGCCGTTGTGCACGACATCCTGTGTGAATACCTGTCGATCATGGTCGGCGGCAAACTCACGCCGATCACGCGCGAGCGCGCGGATGAAATCTTTGCCGAGGCCATGACGGTGCTACAGGTGCCGTCGCATGACGTCGCCCTGATCAGTGAGGGGGTGAAGCTCTATCGCCTGGCCAGCGGCGTCAGCGCCCCCTCCACTCGCCCGGAAAAGCGCGCGCTCGAAGCGAGTTGGGCGTGAGCGGCTTTCTCGATTACCGCGCCTATCCCGACCTGGTGCCGCTGGTGGACGGCCTGCGCAGTCAATGGCAGGCCTTGCGCCAGGAAGCGCGCGCCGAGATAGGATCGTTCATCAAGAGCCCCGAGGTCGACATTCAGGACGCCGACGACATTCGCCTGTTCATCTTGCCGCTGAAGTGGCAAGGGCAGACGGTGAATGCCGGGCATAACTTGCCGTATGCGGCGGAAATACTGGAGCGCGTACCTGTCACGGCCGAAGCCATCGCCAACCCGCTGGTGGTGTCGGCGATGTTCTCGCTGTCGGTGCCCGGCCTTGAACTGATCCCGCACATTGATAACGAGGAATGGATCGGCGCCGTGTGGCGCATTCATGTCGGGCTCGATTGCCCGGACGGGTGCGGCCTGATGGTCGACGGCCAGGTGCAGGCCTGGCGCGACGGTGAAGCGATCCTATTCGACTCGGCTCGGGTGCAACACTCGGCCTGGAACCGAGGCGCGGCGCCGCGCCTGATCCTGATCGTCGACGTTAACCGGCGGTTGTTGGTGTAGCGGCACAGGGACCGAAATGCCCGGCGCGGCGTGAGCAGGTCCAGCCGGTAGGCGGTACGGTGCATTTTTCGGAGGTGGACTTGTGCATCGGCCAGCGAGGGATGCAATTGCATCCCCACGTCTTTAAGCTGCCTCCGCATTGTGGGCACGGCGTGTTTTCTTCTGGGTTGGCGGCGAGAATCGCGCGCGCCTGCTGGATAGCGTCATTGATTTCGGCAAATGTACACTCGCTGCTGTTCGCGATTACTTCAAGTAGTTCGCGCGGCACATCAATTTTATTGCTCATCATTCACCTCGTAATTTAAAAGACTTCGATGTCACCGCGCGGCCAGATCAGCCGCGCGGCATACAGGGCTTCGGCATGGCTGATGCTGTCGCCGCTGCCCATCTGGAACACGGCGAAGCCTGGCACACGCACAAACCACGATTTCTTAGTCATGGCGCGCGGCGGTCGCGGCTGCTGCTGATCAGCGGTTGTTGTTCGTCCTTCAGCGTCCACAGCCAGGATGCGCCGCACTTGCCGTTGGTGCAGAGGCGGCGCATCAGCGTGCTGAGGTCACTCAGTGGCTCGCCGCAACCGGGGCAGGGCTTACCTTGTGGGGCTTCAAACATGGGGTTGCCTTGAGGGTTGGGCGCCGTAGCGCCCGGTTATGGTTAGCGGTAGTTGGTGAACACCCAGTCGCGCACGTCGGGGTCTTCGATGCCAAAGTGCTCGCTGATCAGTTTTTCCACTTCAATGCGTAGCTCGACGCGGGACAGGTCATCAAGGTCGATTGGCTCATTGAAGCCGTAGTTGCCGTTCTGGTCGTCGGTCTTTGCCAGGATACGGCCGACGGCAATGTACTTGCCACCCATGCCGTCGGCGATCACACACAGGCCGTTGTGGTGGTGAACCCCTTTGTACGCGCTGTCGCGGTACGCCTCGATGTCGTCATGTTCAACGTCTAGGCGGTCGTATGGCAGCATGGAACCGACCATCACATAGGTATTTGTTTGCGAACTCATGCGGTTTCCTCGGTGAGTGGGCGCCATTCGACGCCCTGATTTATTTAGTCGTCGATGCCATAGCTGAAATCAGATTCATCGCAGTCGATGACCAGCTGCGCACCACCGAAGTACAGGGCGGCCGTCAGCTTCTCCCACTTCTTGTAGATCATAAAGTTGCGGCCAATCGGCTTGCCTTCCAGCTTCGCGCTGTAGACCTCGCCGTATTCATACTTATCGGCATTCTCGCCTTTGATGCTGACGCTGATACGGTTGTCGCAATCCCACTCGCTGCGCTTGCGCTGTTCGCGGCCAAATCGGTCTGTGCGATCTTCCGGCTCTGGATCAAAGCAGATATGCAGGTGCTTCACGCTGCTGTAACTGCTCATGCTGTCGTCTTCGCGGATGCTAATACGCGGGCGTTCCCAATGGTTGTCGGCGGCACGCTCTTTGTGCGCCTCGACAAACTCGCTCAGCAAGTCAGACAGCAAGACGAACTCCGGCACGATGTCATCTTTCAGCGCCTCATCGATGGCGGCCTGCGAGCGGCGCAGCATTTCGCCGGTCACGCCCGAGGATTCCCACTGCGTTTTCAGTGCGGTGGCGACCAGGTCGTTGTAGCGGGTCAGCTCGAACAAGTCGCTGACGTTGGACGGTAGCGCGTCTTTGATGGCTTGGCTGACCAGCTTACCCATGTCGCTGTAGGAGCGGAAATTATCCTTGATGATGTCGGTGAACATGCTTTCAACATGCTTGTCGATAATCTCGCCAGGCTTGGTGCTTTCGGTGAAGCGGGTCACGCCTTCCATCAGCATTTCTTTCAGGGTTTGCGGTGGCATTGGTGGGCGCGGCGGGTTGTAAGGCAGGTTGTCAGCTGGATTGATTTCTTGGCCGTTATGAGTGGTCATGGTGAAGCCTCTGGTTTATTGAGTTGGTTGGTTAGGCGGTAACGGTTTCGACTGGTGCCGGCGCTTCTTCCTTCGGCATCAGCCAATCGGGCAGCGGGGTTTTAGGTGCGTCGGCTTGCATCGGCATCATCAGACCGAGAAAGCGCTGCTCCAGATCGTTGCTGGTGAATCGCGCCAGCACCGACGTATTCCGTCCGGACGACAGCAGCTCCACGCCCCAGCCGTAGCGGTGGTTCGGGATCAGCAGCTTGGCCACCGCATGCAGACGTGCCAGGTACAAGGAATTGACGCACGGGAAGGCAGCGCCGAGTTCGCGTGTCATGTTAATCACGCGGCGGTAATCGGGGAACTTGCCGTCGACTAATTCGATTTTGCTCATGTGCAGCGAAAGCATGGCGAACGGGTTGACCTCAGAAACTACCTGGCTGTCACCGCTGACCACGGCGCCGTGCTGGCTGATGTACAGCAGCTTGGGGACGGTCATACGGTGCTCGACGCCATTGGCCGCGCAGGCGCTGATCAAGCCCTTACTGATGTCGCCAACGATGATCGGCGCTGCCACCCAGCCGTCCGGATCGTGGATCAGGCCCAGGGTATGGCCGTCGGTGGCGACCAGAATCACGCCCTTGACCGGGTGCGGTTCGATAAACACGCCGTTCAGGTAATACCGCACGTCGTTGACCGCGGCGAACAGGTTCATGGCGGCGAAGTATTTCGGGTTAACGCGGGCAATCGGTTGCATGCAGAGAGGCCTCGGCAATGGCGCCCGTAGGCGCCGGTCAGGGTTGGATTAGTAAGTGATCGCGATAGCGGGAATTTGCCCGCGAATGATCGCGGTAATGATGGCCTTGGCTTCGGCCTGCGACATGAAGCCTTCCGGCAGTCCTTCGGCTGACAGGTTGACCAGCATCAGCGCGTCAACGGCGGCCTTGTTGATCGCCCCGCAATGCGCGCGGTTGGCGGCACGGGCTTCGTCGTCGCGGCGTTGCTGGTCAAGCGTGGCCTGCACCTGTCGATCTTTCTCGGCCTGTTCGTCGAGCACCTTCTGGCGGGCGTCGGCGGCGGCCTGATCCTGACGGCGTTGCGACTGGACGCGCTCGTCTTCAGCGCGCTGCTGCGCATCGGCCAAGGCTTGTTTGGCACGGCGCTCGTTGTCCTGGGCATCCTGCACGCGCTTAGCATCGGCGTCGCGCTTCTCTTGTTGCTCACGTTCAACCCGGGCGCGCTCGTTGGCCACGGCCAGGTCGGCGGCGTCCTTGATGCGCTTTTGTTCTTCCAACTCAGCGATCTTGCGACGATTCTCGACCAGCTCGGCCTGCTCACTTTCGTACTGTTGACGCTTGGCCAGCTGCTCGGTCAGCAGGGTGATGCCGTAGGCGCGCTTCTGTTCGGCTTCTTCCAATCGGTGGCCGAAGTCTTCAGCGGTCAGCGGCTCTTGTTCCAGGCCAAACAAGGCGCCTCGAATCTCGTCGGCGGTCGCGTCGGCCGGTAGGGTGAAGCGCGCCACCACTTGGTCGATACCAGATTGCAGACGATCCTCTTCGGCGTCGACCTTGGCCTGCCATTCGTTCAGGGGCTTGCGAACCTCGTCGCGCAGGGCGTCCATGTCCGTTTCGAACTGGCGCAACTCGGCCTCGATCGGCTTGGTCATTTCCTTGAGCTTTTTCAGGTACGCGCGGCCCGCGGCATCGACGGCGGTTTTCGAGCGGGAAACCGTGGCGGCCACCGAGGCAATGCGCTTGCGGCCTTTGTCGGTGCTCAGGTCCGGCACTTCATTGATCACCGCCGCCCGAGCCAGCTCGACAAACTGGCCCAGGGTGTTGTGGCCGAAGATGCTCGGCGCTTTCTCGGCGCTGAGTTCCGGCAGCTTGATCAGTTCGGTGGCCGGCGCTTCGGTGGTTGGGTTTTCAGCGGCGGCGTCCGCTGCTTTGGGCTTTCTGGCTGCCATGTCGTGATGCCTCTGTGTGCGGTTGGGTTAAGCGTCTTTTTTCGGTTGGTTGACCTTGGACAGGAACTCGGGCGAGAACTCACGCTTCGGTTTGTCGTCGCGGCGGGTGCCAGGCTCTTCGGACTGCTCGGCCTCGTACTTGATCACGTCGCTCAACAGATAGCCGGGCTTGCCAATGATCACGCGCTTAGGGCCTTTGCCTTCGTTGAACCAGTTTTGCAGGGTGCGCGGGGTCAGGTTCCAGCGCTTGGCCAGTTCAACCTGCGTCAGCACGCGGTCTTCAGTTTCAGCGGTCATACTCGGGGCACTCGTCAAGGTTAGGGGTGTCGTCGCCGAAATAGGGTTCGTCGGCGGCCTGTTGTTGGGGGTTGGCTTGCAGCACTGCGTCGGCTTGCGGCTGGGTGTTGCCGATGATCGCTTGCAAGCGTGACGGCTGGCCGGGCTTGTGCTCGACTTTCAGCGGCTCGGGTTGCTGCTCAAAATCGAAGTCCATCGCCGCGTTATCGTGCTCGATGGCGCGTAACAGGTCTTCACTGTCGGTCGGCATTTGTTTGTAGGCGCGCTTGATCACCGCCTTGATGCAGAATTGATCCTCCCATTTAGTCCAGCCTGGGCCGTTGGACGACTTCGAGGCGGCACGCACGGACGCCAGGTCGCGAGCGTTCATCACCTCGCGCTTCACTTCGCCGTTGTTCAGCTTGATGATGCAATAGGCGGCAATGATCTTGCCCGGGTCTTCGGCGCCCATGTACGGCTTGTGGACGATGCGCGGCTGATCACCGCGCTCATACTCAAACACGTCCTTGGCGCGTACCGCCACGCCATCGATCATGGCCACGTCGCCCGTGCGATAGAGGATGCTGATCAGGCCGCGCACCATCGGCATGTATTGGGCTTGCTGCTCCCACACAGCTGGCTGGCCTTTCTTGGCGACGTTGACGTTATACGACTGAATCACCGCTTCTTTGCCGTCGGGCAGCAAGCCGTCCTTGGCCGCCAACATGATCGAGCCCATCAGCGACGGCATGGTGCAGTTGAGCAGGTCCGGGTTCATGCTCACCACGGTCATGGCGGTGCGAATGAAGCGGTCGACGTCGATGCCCTTGGGCAGCTGGGCGGCGATCTGCTCGCGCTGGTTGCCGGCCAGTATCTTTTTGAAGGCATCGACCGGACGGACTGCTTTGCCTTCGGTGGTGGTTACGGTAGTGCTCATGCTGAAAGCCTCGGAACGGTTAAGGGGTTACTGCGCCTTGGTGTAAATTCTCATCATTCGGTAACCCGAACGACCGCCCAAGCGCTGACCAATGTGCGCTGGAGTGATCAGGGTGCCGGCGCTGTCCTTGGTGGTGCCGGCGCTGATGCTGAAGCCGGGGACCAGCACCTTGGCGTTATGGCCGATGGTCAAGAGGATTTCCGCCTTGAGCGCCTTCTTTTTGTCGTCGGCGGCTTTGTAGTCCTCGCCAGCCTTTTCATGCAGGGCAATCAACTCTTTCAAGCGCGCGTTATCGCTCATGTCGACGGTCTTGCCGTTGTCCTGGTACAGCAGCTGGGCGATGGTATCGCCGTCGGCGCTGAAGTCCGGGGCCGGTGCCTTGCCGGTGTCGACGCTGTGCCAGAACTCGCCGACCTTGTCGATGATGGCGCGGCCAATGGCGCGATCCCGCTGGCGCATGAATGGCATAGGGGCGTTACCACCGACCAGCGGCGCGATCAACGTCCACTCCATGTCCGCCGTCTCTTGCTGGTGTTGCACCTGCAACTCAATGTGCGGCGGCGCTTCCATGATGTGATCGTCGGAAATCCAGGCACGCTTAAATTGCAGGCCGTCGACGTTCTTCACTTCCATGATGCCCGGGCCGTTTTCACGGAAAGCGTCGCGGTAGGTTTCATCGGTGCCGGTATAGCTGTCGTCCAGGCCGATGATCTTGAAGTCGAACGAGGAGCCCATGCGCAGCTCAGGGATGCGGGCGTAGATTTTGAACGGCTCAACGCGCAGGCCGGTGTCTTCAGCGATGCCGTAAGCAATCGCCGTTTCCAGACGGTTGCCCCACTTGATGCGGTCGTTCAGTTCAAAGTCGGCTTCCAGCTGGCCGGTCTTGGTGTGGAACAGGCTGTACGGCGTGGCGTAGGGCGAGCAGCCAAACAGGGCGGCGGCTTCGGTCGATGTGATGTCGGCGGCGCGCATGGCCAGCCATTCGGCTTCGCTGTTGAAAGTCAGGAATTCGCGTTTCATGGATGCCTCAAAGGTGATGACTGTGGAGGCCCTATAATGAATAATCCATTTCGCTTTGACAACAGTTATTTTCGCCAGCAGCTGGCGCTGTTTCGTCACATCCTCGACAGCAGTACCGGCGAGGCCCACTCCAGCACCACCGATTCAGCGGTGTACGGCCCGGACAGGTTAAAGGTGCCGACTTGGTAACCCCGGCGCACCGTGGCCAGCACCGCCGCGCCGCCTTCGATCTTGGCGTAACAGAAGCGCCCGACGGCATCGCCCGCCACCTCACTGGGGCGCACGCAGAAAAATGACCATCCATCGAGCCAGGCATTGCCCGAGTCAGCGGTGTGCGCTTGCAAGGCAATCGCGCCTTCAGGCAGTCCATCCGGCGACGGTGTGCGTTCGGGCCTATCGAGCAATTCAACGGTGCCGTCTCCGCGCATAAAGCCCAGCATCGGTAGCCGCGTATCCCGCACGCTGGCAATGCCGGCCGCCTCGGCGACACGCGCCAACGGTACGCCGAAGATTTTCGCCAACTGGTTGGCTTCATCCAGCTGCATGCGCCGCTTGCCGGAAAAGGTCAGGGATAGTTGGGAGTGGCCCAGGCCCATGCGCGCGGCGACGGCACGCATGGAGAGTTTTTGCTGCGCCATCAAAGCCTTGAAAAAACGCTTATCGACGGTCATGGGGTGATGCCTCTGTAAAGTTTTAGAATCAAACCGGTTGATTCGCTGAGCTGACGGTATTACGATAGCACCACAACGCGTCTCGTCGAACCAAATCGCGTCAAAAGGGGCTATCAAATGAACGAGCGGCTGTTAAAGCTGAAAGAAGTAATCGGCCTGACCGGGCTGAGCAAGTCCACGATTGACCGCAAAGAAGCGGCGAACGAGTTCCCCAAGCGGGTAAAACTGGGTTCGCGCTGGATTGCGTGGCCGGAAACAAAAATCAAGGAATGGATTCAAAAAGCTATAACAGAGGCTGGAGGGCGTGACTAAAAAATCTAGACATCGTGAATGCAAGAACTGCGGTTCAATCTTCATGGAGTCGCGCAGAGATTCAGAATTGCAGTGGTCAAAACGGCAGTTCTGTAGCGCTACATGCGGCAGCTCAAGAGTTGATCGAATAACCAGTATTTTTGATCGGCTTGTGCGATATCAGATCAAGAGTGATGGTTGCTGGGGTTGGTCTGGCGCGACGGGGAGGCATGGGTACGGATCTTTGAGTTCGCGGGACAAGAAGGTTTCAAAATCACCAGAAAAGGCCCACCGAGTCAGTTATGAAAAAACCTTTGGACCAATACCTGAAGGACTTCATGTTTTGCACCGGTGCGACAACCCGCCATGTACTAACCCTGAGCACCTTTTTCTTGGAACACCTAAAGACAACGCAGTTGATCGTACGGAGAAAGGCAGAAACAACCCAATATCGCTACTCAATCTAAGGCCAGGCGCTCCGGGAATCCGTGGTGCTAATTAATAATCAGTAGGAGAAAAATATGGCGCGTGGAGTTAACAAAGTAATATTGGTAGGAACGTGCGGACAAGATCCTGACGTCCGCTTTATGCCAAAAGGCAATGCTGTTACCAACCTGAGTCTGGCGACCAGCGAACAGTGGACCGACAAGCAAACCGGTCAGAAGGTCGAAAAGACCGAATGGCATCGGGTGTCGCTGTTCGGCAAGGTGGCCGAAATCGCTGGCGAGTACCTGCGTAAGGGTTCGCAGGTCTACATCGAAGGCAAGCTGCAAACCCGCGAGTGGGAGAAAGACGGCATCAAACGCTACACCACTGAAATCGTGGTTGACATGCAGGGCACCATGCAGTTGCTCGGCGGCAGACCTCAACAAGATGGTGAACAGCAAAGCCAGCAGCAACAAGGTCAGAACCAGCAGCGCCAACAGAACCAGCAGCAACAGCGCTCAGGCAACAATCAGCAGAACCAACAACAGGGTAATCAGCAGCAGCGCCAGGCGCAGAACAACCAGCAGCAACAACGCTCCCAGCAAAACCAGCGCCCGGCGAATAACCAGCAACAGGCACCGCAACAGGATCAATACGACAACTTTGACGACTCGATCCCGTTCTGATTTCCGTTATAAATAAACACGTTACAAACCAAACTTAATCTGAAATAGAGGCTTCAATGAACCTGTTCAAAAATGCTTGTGTGTTCTCCGCCGAACTACCTGCCATCGACATGATGGTCAACCACTTGGCCGAAATCCCTTTCGAGCCGATTGGTGAAACCTTTGTGTCGCGGGCCGGCTTTATTCTGAACAGCGCCACCGCCGAACTGGTGACGCCTATCGAGGGTGGTTACTCCTTCAGCGTGCGACTGGATGAAAAGCTGTTGCCTAAGTCCGCGGTGAAGCGGGCGATCAATGACGCGATCCAGTCCTACGCCGACGACAACGAACTCGACATCGCCGACCTGGATGAAGACCTGATTGGCCTGTTGTCTGAGCAGACCATGACCAAGCTGATTGCCAACGCGCTGATCAAAACCAGCATCGTGCATTGCTTCTACAGCGAAGCGGCGCAGTACCTGATTGTCCCGACCACCAGCAAGCCGCTGGCGCAAACGGTGATGTCGTTGCTGATCAAGGCCGTGGGCTCGGTCAAGACCTCGACCATTCACGTGTCGAACATCAAGGGCGGCCTGACCATGCGCCTGAAAAACTTCTTGGGCGTGGATGGCGAGCCGGGTGATGAAGAGGCCTTCAGCGGCTTCAAACTGGGCGCTTCCTGCCTGCTCAAGGCCAAGGCCGACAGAGCCAAGTTCGACATGGCTGACCTGACCAGCGCCCGCGCCGGGCTGGTGGAGTCGCTGGATGGCGACATGGAAGTCGAATTGATGGAGCTGATCCACGCCGGGGTGGCCTTCAAGCTGACCCACGACTTCAAGTTGCGCGGTATTCAGTTCCTCAACGAGTTGAGCGAAGAAGAAGAGCAGCAGCTGGAAGAAGCGGACAGCGCCTTTGCCTGGCGCCTGATCGCGGCCACGCAGTTGCTGCAAGTGGTGGCGCTGATCGAGGCCATCTGCGCGCTGTTCGAGTACAAGCGCGAAGAATTGACCGAGGCGCATATCCAGACCGCGCCAGCCGATGAGGTGCCGCCCACTGAAGGTGAAGTTGATTCGCTGTATGCCGAGGCCGTGGCCTTCGTCCGTGAAGGTGAGCGCACCAGCATCAGTGCTGTACAGCGCAAGTTCAAAGTTGGCTACAACCGCGCGGCGCGCATGATCGAGCGCATGGTTGAAGATGGCGTAATGACCCCAGGACCTGACTACGACGTTTATCAGGAAAACGACTTGTATCGCGCCAAGGCTAAAATCTAATGACGTACCGGGTTGACTGGAAGCTGCATTACCAGTCGCCCCGGATTCGCGGCAAGCGCTTCGCACCAAAGCGCCCCGTGAACTGGAAAGGCGGCGTCACGATGACCTACAAGAATGAAAAGGAGACGATGACCGACAGTCGTGAATGGGTGTCACCTTATCCGCTGACACGGGATCAGGCGCTGGACGTGATGAAAGCCATGCTGCAAGACATCATTGATGACAGCGGCCAGGGCGCCATCGGTGCGGCGTTCTGGATGGAGGTAACGTGAAGTGCTTTTTCAAAAAGATGGCCGGGGGCGTACTGGTCCCGGCCAACGATGAAACCGCTGAGTGGATTCAAAAGAAAAAGACCGGTGCCGTGCTGAGCGGTGAATTCGTCGAGCCGCGCAACTATGGCTTCCACAAAAAGGCCTTTGAGCTGGTCAAGTTGGCGTTTGGTCACCACTGCGAAAGTTTTGATGAAGGCGTGACCTACAAGGGTATTCCTGTAGAGCCTGACTTTGAACGCTTCCGTGAGGACATGACGATCCTGGCCGGTTACTACACGGCCACGTTCTGTATCACCGGTGAGGTGAAGTTGCGCGCCAAGAGCTGGGCGTTTGGCAGCATGGGGCAAGAGGAGTTTGAGAAGTTCTACAGCGCGCTGATCAACGTGGCGCTGAAGAATATTTACCGGGGGCAGTACAGCGAGGCTGAGCTGCAAAAAATGGTTAACGACGTGTTGGGGTTTGCATGACCATTGAAGAGTGGAAGCCGATTCCAGGGTACGGCGGACTTTATGAGGCTTCAAGCCTTGGCCGTGTCAAGGCAAAAGCGCGCACCGTAGTAAAGCGCCATGGCAGCGGTAAGATGATGAGCCAGAATTACCTGGAGCGGATTCTAAATCCAATTGCCAGAGACAAAGACGGTTATGCGCAGCTTCACATTAGCGTGGACAAGAAGCATTTTTACGTGCGAGTCCATGCAATGGTTCTTCTTGCGTGGCGCGGACCGCCAAAGCCTGGCCAAGAATGTCTCCATAAAAACGGGGTGCGCGACGATAACCGGCCAACAAATATTTCATGGGGGACAGGCAAGGAAAACGCAGAAGACCGAATGCGTCACGGCAACTACAAGGATTGCGAGCACCACAAAATGGCAAAGCTGACGGCGGCACAGGTCAGCGAAATAAAAGCCAGCCTTGAAAGCGGTGTAAGCCTGGCTGACAAGTTCAAAGTTTCAACCGCCACCATATCGAGTATTCGTTGCGGCAAGACCTGGAAGAACCATGAAAAAAGCGGAAAAGCAGCACCTCAATAAAGTTGCCGAGTTCGGCTGTATCGCTTGCTATGTACAAGGGACGCCCGGCACACCGTGCGAAATTCATCATCCGCGTGCGGGCGGTGAAATAGGCGCAGGCATGAAGGCCAGCCATTACGATGCTATAGGCCTTTGCGCGCCGCATCACCGGGGCACGGCCGGCCTGAGTATTCCGAGCATCCACGCCAGCAAGAACGCGTTTATCGAGGCCTTCGGCACCGAGGCGGACTTGCTGGAACTGTCGAAAACATTGATCTAGGGGGATTCATGTTCATGATCATAGGTATTGACCCAGGGCAAACCGGCTCACTGGTGGCAATGAAGCGAGACGGCACGATCCTCGACACGCTGCTGATGCCGACGATCAAGATCGGCACCAAAACCCGCGTCAACGGTGCGGCGATTGCGGCCTGGCTCGAAGAAGTGCAAAGCGGCTGGAACTGCATGTGGTATGCGTACCTGGAGAAAGTCGGCCCGATGCCCAAGCAACAAGCGTCGAGCAGTTTTTCGTTCGGGCATGCCGCTGGTCTGGTCGAGGGAATTATTACCGGCGCCGGCATTCCGCTCACGCTGGTGTCGCCACAAGCCTGGAAGAAGCACGCCGGTCTGATCGGAACTGACAAGGATGTGGCCCGCTCGCGCGCGGTTCAATTGTTTCCGACCTGTCGAATCTTGGACCAAAAGGGCAAAGGTCAGGCGGTCGCCGACGCGCTACTGATCGCCCGCTATGGCCTTTCCTGCGAGCCTGGCGGTTCGATTTAGCCACCATTCGGTCATGTCAAGCTAAATAACTGCTATATCTGGTTGGAGTGCCGCGAGTTTTAAGCGGTACACTCCCGCCGCGTCTTAAAAAACGTAAACGCCCCACCTTGGCGGGTGGTATCATTTTAACAGGCCTCTCCAAGGTCAGTGCAGGGTCGTTGAAATACCTGTCCGCCAACACCTCCCCGGTGACTGCTCTTGGAAAGGCCTTTTTTTGGGTCATAAAAAAGTGAAAGGAATGAATTCACAATGCGCATCCATTCTCAAATGGTTGCGCGACGGTAAACCCATCACTCCGCTGCTGGCCCTGGATCAGTTCGGCTGTTTCCGTTTGGCCGCCCGCATCAATGACCTAGTAAAATCAGGTCACACCATCGATTCCACCATGATCGTCGTCACCAACCGCGACGGAACGACTTCGCGCGTGGCCGAGTACCGGCTGAGCGGGGTGACCGCATGAGCCATGACATTGCCGAAAAATGCCGAGCCGTTGTCGGCTCGGAGCGCTTCGAAGTCTTGAGGCTTGCCGCTGATCTATGGCTTGAAGATGTACAGGCCGATGGTCGAGAGCCGATTGCATGTCTTGATGTGCCTGAGCTGGCCATGGCCATCAAGGCCGCACGCATTCGTGATGCTGCTGGTTATGACGCGGCTCGCGAATATCTGAACGACATTGCTCGCATCCTATTTCTTGAGCCTGCTCACGCCGAAACGGTTGCACAGAATCATGATGTGAAGACTTCTAAGCCGGGGTACGTGTATGTCCTAACGAATCCTTCGCTTATTGGTCTGGTTAAAATTGGCATGACAACCGCCACGGTTGAGCACCGAGTAAAACAACTGTCTCGATCAACGTCGATACCCACCAGCTTTGAAGTGCTGGCCAGCTTCGCAAGCGACAATCCATCAGCGGACGAACAGAAAATCCATGCGCTGCTTAAGCAGTCGCGCGTGCCATCAAGTGAGTTTTTCCGGGTGTCCATCAAGCAGGCGATTGAAGTGTGCGCCAGTGTTTTAGGGGGTGCAGTTTGAACATTGATCGCAAATTCAAAGGCGTCTGGATTCCGTCCGAGCTGTGGCTTGACCGTGATCTGTCGATCACTGAAAAAGTGATGATGGTCGAGATTGAAAGCCTTGAGGATGACGTGCGTGGCTGCTACGCCAGCAATGCGCACTTCGCCGCGTTCTTCGGTCTGTCCAATTCTCGGGTTTCAGAAATCATCAGCGGCCTGAGCGAAAAGGGCTTTGTTTCCGTCGAGCTGATCCGTGAAGGCAAGCGCGTCGTTGAGCGACGAATCCGCTTGTCTACCCCCTTCGATAAACCGAATACCCCTTCGGAAAAGGCTTCGAACCCCTTCGGAAAAGGCTTCGAACCCCCTTCGGAAAACACGCAGGGAAGTAATACAATATTAGGGAATACAAATAAGGGTAAAACCATTGGTCAGGAAGAGGTGGTAACAGAGCCCGTATGTCCAACCCAGGCTATCGTGATCAAGGATGTTTTCGATCACTGGCGCCTAGCCATGAACTCGCCGCGCTCGAAGATGGACGACAACCGCCGCAAGCTGATCGTCAAAGCGCTGGGCATGTACGCCGTTGAAGACCTGAAGCGCGCCATCGATGGCTGCGCCGTGTCGCCGTTCCACATGGGTGCCAACGACCGCAAGGAAAAATACAACGGTCTTCATCTGATCTTTCGGAACGCGGAAAAGATCGATGGTTTCATTGCCAAGGCCGACCAACCACCGGTAGCGCCGAAGCAATCGCCGGTCAATCAAGACTTCGCCAGCAAAGAATACAAGGGCACCGCCAATGACGATTTCGCTGATTTCCTCAAGGACGATGAATAAACCCATGGACGACCTAACCCCTGTCAGTGTTCGCGGTACCTGTGCTACCCACGGCATCTGGTCGCATGAAGTCCCGCGCATCAGCGCCGAGCAGGCCAGGGGTCAATGCCCGGAATGCACGCCGGCCCTGAAGCCGGTGCGCATCGACATCGAGGAACTGGCGGGCACTTGCGAGACTCACGGCAACTGGGTTAACCCGGTGCCGTCAGTGCTGGCTGCTCGCATGAAGGATCGTTGCCCGAAGTGCGACCAGCAGGCGATGGACGCCAAGGAGCAGGACCAGCTCAAGGCCCAGCGCACGGCGGTGATCGGCAAGCGTGCGGCGCACCTGCGCAAACTGGTCGACGGCGCCGAGATACCCAAACGCTTTATCGGGCGCAGCTTCGAGAACTACCGGCTGGAAGAGGGTAACGAACCGCAAGCCCAGGCCTTGCACCGGGCGCAGAAGTTTGCGGCCAACTTCCCGCAAGCCATGGAGCTGGGCGCCAACTTCGTGTTTTGCGGCAAGCCCGGCTCCGGCAAGACCCATTTAGCCTGCTCCATTGGCAACGCCGTCATGAATAACCATGGCGCTGCCGTGCTGTTCATCACCGTGTTCGATGTGATTCAGCGGGTCAAAGCCACCTACGGCGACAAGGATCAATCGGAACGCACGGTGATGCGCAGCTTTGCCGAGGCTGACTTGTTGATTCTGGACGAGGTAGGCGTGCAATTCGGCACCGACCACGAAAAGGTGATCATTACCGACCTGATCAATCGCCGTTACAACGACATGCGCCCGACCATCATCCTGTCCAACTTGGACGAGGCCGAGTTGGGCCAGTTCCTGGGTGAGCGGGTGATGGATCGCATGTTCGAGGGCGGCGGCGGGGTGATTGCCTTCGGCTGGGGCAGCTACCGGGCCAAGGTGGCCAGGGATAAAAACCTGCCACGCGGCGACTACCACGCCCCGGAATGGATGCAGGGCGAGTGATGTTCAAGTAAGGTTCAGCCAGGCACTGGTATAAAACCACGGCCTGGCTGTGCCGCTCCCCCATAGGCGCGATGAACAGCGCTCAGGGTGGGCGGATGTACCGGCAGGACGAGCAAGCAGCGCAGGCGCGCTCTCAGCGCGTTACAGAAAGATGACCAGTTAGGGCAGGTCGGGGCCAACGGGAGGGGCGGCCCTGCAACGCAGGAGAACCGGCATGATCAATTACGTGAAGGGTTACGCACTGTTAGCGGGGTATGTGGCGCTGACCGAGGTGGCCGGGTGGAATTACTGGCAGGTGGAGCCCGCCAGTCGCCCCTGGTGGATGGTGGGCGCGCTGGCGGTGCTGGTGTTGGCGCCCAGGCGGCGCCGGGTGACTTAGGGTTTCTTCAGCCAGTTGAGGCCGTCACGCTCGCAGCGCTTGATGGTGCTGTAGATCGTGCGGTCATGCAGGCCGAAGTAGATGGCGATGTTCTTCCAGATGTAACCGGAGTGATACATTTCGTAGGCCAGCGCCACGTCGGCGCGGCCCATGCGGCAATCCACGCCGCTGCGCCGGCCGACGACGCGCGGGAAGCGGTCGGTCACGAATCACCCATCATGTCATCACCATGGCATTCGCCGTTGCAGCCACGCTGAAAACAGAACGGGCATGGTGGTTCTTCCTGCGACGGATAGAGCTTGCGGGCTTCTTCCAGCGACATCGAAACGGTCGCAGCCCATAAACCGCGAGTTTGCTCGTCTGCGTACTTTGGTAGATACATGCGGCTTTTAGCGCGCTGGTGATTCGCACAGAACAGGCTGCCAGGCTGGCGTATTGACTGGCAGTGAACGCCGCCGACGCTGGCCGCGCATACCACGCCGTCGATCTGCCGGTCAGCTACGCTGCTCAACAGGCTTAGCAACTTCAGGCTGTCGCCGTCACGCTCGAACACAGACAAAACCGTCCTATCACCGCCAGGCTCGCCCTGGTCGAAGCCGATCACCGTCCCGCGATTCATTTTGTCGATCTTATCCCACAGCTCGATACCGCCGTGCAGCAGGCCTTTGTCATAATCGGTCATGCGCTCGTACTCGTCCTCATCGGCCCGCGGGCGATCAGGCAGCATAATCGAGGGATGTGAACGCATGACTATCGCCCCCGTTGATAGGTCGTCATCAAGGGCGTCAAGGTTGTCAAAAGCAGAAGGATCAAACACGGGGCGACTGAAGTCAGAGGCATTGTAAACTTCGCAAGAGCCATCCTCATCAGTCAGGCCGGCGTTTTGCAGGTCAACACTGGCATACAGCGAGCAACCCGCTTCAAGCGCGGAAATGCCGCCTTCGACGTCAAAGTGAACTTCCAGGCCGTCATTGCCTTCAACCACACGACCGACGTAATCAATAACAATGGGCTCTTTCATGGATTCATCTCCTTGACCTTGTCGAGGCAGGCGTTCCATCCCCATTCCGCATCGCTTTGCGGAGAGAATTCGCGGCGCTCAGGCAGCACCACCGCTACCGGCGCTGGCGGCTCGGCCGGATGGCGGAAAATCGGGAATGGCTCCATATACTCGGCATCGAAAACTTTCTCATAACGATGACGCGCATTCTCTGCCGACTTCTTCGATGAAAAGATTTTTTCCGTTCCTGAGATTTCAACTGCCCATGCGAAGACATCACCCTTCCCCGCTTCCTGAGCGAGAACGGCGCGGAGTTCATCGCGTGCTGCATTTCGAACGTAGCTATGCGTGCTATCCAACCGCTCAGCAAGCTCCCGCTTCACCATCACAAATTCGCTCATGGCTTGATCTCCGTTCCTGCATTACGATCCCTTACGGAAAACAATGCATACCCATCGGGAGTGTTTTCCGGCGCGTTGGATGCGAGCAGCATCACCTCTAGGTCTTCTGTTCCGACGTCTTTTGATTCCACAGTGAATCGCCGCTTACCCCATTTTGGATCAGGCCTTAGGCCGTCAGATAGCTTGTAGCCAATCTTGCGGTACTCAATAATAAATACGGTCATGACTTGGCCTCTTCGGGTTTGGTGAGGGCGGCTTGTGCTTCCATTATTTCATCAATCGAACGATCAAGCTCTTCAGCATAGACATATGGAGTGCTGTCGTCTGCTTGAGTTACTTGGACATGCGCAAGAATGTTGTTTTTGCGCAGCCATTGGTAGCGAACAGTATCTTTCTCAAGCTCCGCATTCCGCCGCTTGGCGTCCGCAAGGCGCTGCTCTGCTTCATTTGCGTCACCTACTGCGGCATCACCACGCAGTCGTTCTGTTTTGACTTCGTCGCGGAGAACCATGTTGGCTGCTCGGTAGCCGGCCAGCTCTTCCCGCAAAGCAGCCAGCTCGGATTGGGCGGTGTCATAGTCGGACGCCAGCACGCAATCACTGTCGAGGCCGACGTTCATGCCCTTGTAACGCGGCACGTCGCGCCGGAAGGCTTGCAGCGGCACATGCTCGGCGCCTTTGTGCGCGGTAATCAGCATCACGCCGACGCCATGGTTCACCGCGTCAAGCATGGCCGGCAGCATCGCCAGCGGCCCGTTCGGCAGTGGCGTCAAGCCGCCAGCCTTACCTGTCTCGTCGCACCATTCGCAGCGGCCGCCAAAGACGGTATCAACCTTGGTCCCTGCGCACATTTCACATTGGTCAGTCATAGCGGTGGCTCCGTGAGCGTTCGATTTCGTCCGAGCCGTAATCGCCGTCCGGCTCGTACTCGTCGTTGGGTTCTTCGGGATCGATCGGTTTGCGCGGCGGCGGCACGAACAGCGGCACGCGCGGTTTGTCGTCAGGGGTTGGCATGGGACAGCCTCTGAGCCAGCGCCTTTACCCGCGCTTCCAGCACCTGCACGTCGGCGGCATGCTGGTCGATGATCGACTGCAAGGCTTTCAGTGCGCCCAGGTGAATCATTTCCCGACCGCGGATCATCTTCGCGCTGTAGCCAGCCTCCCGACCGCCATTGACGGCGACGTCGATGCGAATGCCGTTCACCGTCACGGCATAACCGCCTTGGCCGTTCAGCCCGCGCACGGTGGCCAGGGCGCTAACCGACGACTCATGCGCGGCCCGGGACTTTTCCAGGTTGGCGACGGCTACCTGGATCGCTTCAATGAGGGCTTTCATTGCTGCGTTCTCCGCTGCGCTTCACGTTTGGCATGACCGCGCGCATACAGAGCGCAGTCGGCAATGGCGTAGGCTTCCACGGCCAGATCGAGCACGGCCTTTTTGTGGTTGGCGGCGAGCAGGCCTTGCAAGATGCGCATCGCGAAGTCATCGCGCAGGTCGTCGAGGAACTGGCTCGTTGGCGCTGGTGCTGGCTTGGCGATCAAGCCGGCAATGTATTCTTCCAGCGACACGGTATCGCGCCACCAGTCCACCGGGTCATGCACGGCGCCGAAGCGCTCGCACAGGCTACGATGGAAGTTCTTGAATGCCTTCTCGCCCTTGTACGGCGCATGGTCAGCAGGAACGGTGTTTACCACTTTCAGCCAGCGCTGGTATTCGCTGGCAATCTCGCGCAGGGCAGGCGGCGACGTGACAATTCCGGCGCCGTTGACGCACAGCGCTTGCCATCCGGCACCAGGCACGGCGATTTGCAGCAGTTGATGCGCGCCCTTGCCGTCGCGGTATTCGATGCCGTTGGCGCTGAGGAACGCGCGCAGGGTTGGCATCTGGTCATGTTTGAAGCGGTTGCGGTCGTGTGCCATCAGGTAAAGCCTCTGTTGTATTGGGTGGTGCTTCAGGAAAGCGCTCTCGGTGAAAGCGCAGACCTCAAACGCCTTAGATCAGCTTGGCGGCGGTGGCGAACCAGTAGCCGAACAGGGCCAGCGTGGCGAGGATGACCAGCACCGCCAGCGCGGCGACAAGGATCGGGCGCTTAGTTCTGCGCGGGGGTGCTACCTGCGTGGTCAGTGGTGGCTTCTCGCCTGGCTGGAAGACGTGGCCTTTGGCGGTCCAGTGATCCCAATACGCGGCTTCCTGACGGGTCAAACGGGTGGCTTGTGATTTCATCCGGTGATACTCCAATGCCAAAGGGTGAAGGTGGCGACCACCAGGTGCGCGGTCAGCACCATGGTGGCGGTCAGGCGAAGGGTCAGGCGCACAGCGCGGCGTTACGGCGCTGCTCACGAATCAGCTTGATGGCGACTTGCTGGTTCGAGTATTCGGCGGCGGTCATGTGCCCGCAGGCCATGGCATAGGCTTGCATCGAGGCAGCTTCAGCCAGGCTGCGCTCGGCGAACGAATCAATGGCGGTGCTGCGCGCATTGTTCAGGTGCAGGTCAATGATGTTGCGGCCAGCAACGGGCATCTTGCTCATGGTGGAATTCCTTAAAACCAAACGCGACGGGAGAACAGGACAGCGGTGCCGACAATCCACGGCAGGGTTTCCGGGTTGGTGCCGGGGTGCTGCTTGAGCCAGTTGTGGCGATAGATCGCGGTGGCGCGTTCGTTGCGTGGCAAGCCTTTCATATGGCCATTTTCATCGACAAACATATCCGCAGCCTTGGCGTCGTGCAGCACAGCGACATGCTCGAAATCGTTGTGCTCGCCAATGAGCGGCTGGACGACAGCCTTCACCTGGAAGTAATCCGGCACTTCCGGTAGCTCGGCGCTGCGAACCTCTTCGTCGCCGTTGGCGCGGATAATCGTGTATTCGGTGGTTTGCATGGGTGATGCCTCGGTGGTGGGTGTTAGTAGCCAGCCCAAGCGCGCAGCTCTTGGTAATCGGTGAACTCGGTTTGCGTGTCACCTTCGAACGAAGGGCGGACATGGACCTTAAACTGGCCTGGACCTATGCACTCGCTCCAGCGATACCAGTCGTGCGCCGAAGCCCATGCGGCTTGTCTGTCGGTCATATCATCGTGCTCCGTTGTTCGTGTTTCCGGTATGTGTGCAAACTGTAGATAACTTTTTCCGCGCGCACAATAGACGGGATGAAAAAAAGCACGAAATAAACCGGAGAGGCGACGAAAGCTGTTGTGGCGCTGACGAACTGTGGTAAGGTTCGTTTTGCTTAGATTTTGAGTGACAGCATGACGTTTAAAGAGTGGCTACAAGAGCAATACAAAATTCTGGTCGAGCACGGCCTGATCAAACCGCAATAACCCCATAAGAGGCATCACCCATGACGCAAAAGACAAACCCCGAGGCCGTGATCCTCGGCGCCTTGTTTGACTTCGCCGGGCACCTGCGCACCGCTGACATCATGAATCCCCATGCGGGCATCGATGGCTTTGCCAAATTGCGCAAGTTGAGCGCCACCGAAGTGCCGACCATGACCTGGCGCGAGCAGCTCGACACCCTGCGCGACAACGCCGAGCGCCTGCCCAGCGATAGCGAGCTGGTCAAGGACTTGCTGACCCTGGCCGAAGTGTTCAACGACGTCGAGCCTGGCGCCGACAATCATGTGTTCGATCTGCTGAACAATGCCGCCGTCCGCTTGCGCCGCCTCGATGTCGAGCCATTGACGCAGGATCGCGCCCCGAAAGACGCCGAACTGTTCACGTTTGTCATGACCATGGGGTTTAACGAAGCCTTCCAAGAAGCGCTTGATCCACTCATGGAATGGGCAAAGGAAATCGAGCCGGACAACGCCGAGGAAATGCGCGAGCTTCTGGTGCGCACCAGGGCCACCGCGATTGAACACGGCCTATGGCCGCTGAAGGATGGGGCGCAATGATCAAACTCGGCCCGGATCATTACCGCTACGTCGACGAGCTAGACCCGAAAGGTCTGGAAGTCACCTGTAAAAAGTACATCGTTATCGGTGAAACCGAGTGCTGTTGGTACATCGTGGATGAATTCCACAACAACCTTTTCGGCGGCTCGCAGCGTGAATCACTGCTGAAAAAGTACCGCAAGCGCGTGCTGAAGGATGGCGGCGAGCACGGTCGTCGCTTCGCCTATACCGACAGGGCTCTGGCGCTCAAGTCCTACAAGCATCGAAAAGACTGGCAAATGCGGCACGCTCAGTTGTCGATGGAGCGAGCCAAGGCGGCCATCGAGTATTTCGGTGATACCAAAACAGCAAGCCCCGTGCCGGAAGATCGGTTGGTGATTCCGTGCGAATACGTACAGACCATGAACTGGAGCGAGTACTGATGACCGCCGACCAATTGAAAGACCTGGCCTTTGCCGTGCGCAAGGCCATCTCGGTGGGTGCGGTCGCGGCTGAAGCCCATCCCGACGATGCCGGCACCGCCAACCTCGACCACGTTTATCTGTACGGTCTGAAGCGCGTGCGCCTGGAAGCCCTGACCGGGGCCGGCATCGATTGCACTAAGTGGGCGCCGGGCGAGTTTCATTTGCGCCACCCATTCGGCGGCCAGGGCAACCGGAACTATGCCGGCGTGCAAGCCATGTACAAATCCCTTATTGCTGACGGCGTTCAATGCTCCGTCTACTACCAGACGGACTGATCTCATGAATCGAGCAAGCCCCACCGACCTGCGCAAGGCGATGGAAGTCGCGCAGACCTATACCAAGGCTGGCCTGTGGTTCGTGCCGGTTCCGGTCCTGAACAACGAGGACTACAACCAACTGGTCAGGCAGAGCGATGCGCGCCTGACGCTGCTGGCCGAAGATGGCGATGCGGCTGATGAGCTGACAACGCGCTACTTCGTCAACGTCCGCACCCGGATGTGCAAGGTGCTGCAAGGCCGTGGCCCCGAGCATGCGGCTAACGTCCGCCAGGCCAAGCGCGAAGAGTTCGTCGAGGTGACCGGCAACCTGATGGACCTATTCCGTGCCGAGACACAAAAGGCCAAGGACGCGGGTTGGAAACCATTCGGCCGCACCCCTTACGCCAAGTTTATGGAGCGACTGACCAATGAGTGAAGAAGACGACAGCCCGAACTGGCGCCTGAGCCCGCCCGACGCCACGCACTGGGGACCGGACAGCAAGAGCTACAGCGAAGCCTGGTACAAGAAGGAAGGCGGTGTGTGGTTCTTCTGCCGCTCCCGCCGTGGCGAGTGGCATCCGATGCAAAACCCGCCGTCCAAGTTCCGTTTCGGCGCCATGAAGGTGCGACCATGAACAAGAAAGACGCCAAACTGGTCGCCGAAACCATCACCGTCGAGCAGCTGGCCGCGATGTTCGAGCGCGCCAAGACCTCGATTGTCGACTGGAAGAAGCCGAGCCACGTCAACCCGTCGATCAGCCTCGGCGCGGCGTGGAACATCTTCTACCCATGGTTTTTGAAGAGTAAGCGCCACTGGCACCCCAATGTCACAAATGCGGTGTGGGTGTTCGGCGACTACCTGGACGACGACCTGAAGCCGGACAAGAAGAGCAACCACCGCAAGCCGGCCGTTGACGTGTTCCACCAAGAGCCCATCTTTGAGGTGCTGCCATGAGCGAATTTGAACGAGCCAAGGCCTTTTGTATCGCTGCGCATTGCGCCGTGGGCCAGAAGCGCAAGTACACGGGGGAGGATTATTACCATCACCCCTTCGAGGTGGCTGACCTGGTGCTGGCGCATGCTGCCCATATCAGTGACGCCATGCTGATCGCCGCCGTACTGCACGACGTGGTGGAAGATACGCAGGTGCCGCTGTCGGTGATCGACGAGCAGTTCGGGCCTATCGTTGCCGCCTACGTCGAGCAGCTGACCGACGTGTCAAAGCCGGAAGACGGTAACCGCCGCGCACGGAAAGCTATCGACCGAGCGCATACCGCTGCCGCCAGCCCCGCAGCCAAGACCATCAAGCTGGCCGACCTGATCAGCAACACGCGAAGCATCGTCGAGCGCGATCCTAAGTTCGCCGCCACCTACCTGAAGGAAAAGCGTTTGTTGCTTCAAGTGCTGAGAGAAGGCGACCCGGCACTGTACAAAATAGCGGACGCCTTGGCCTATTCTGCGTAACACCATAACAACCAATAAGCACGGAGCATTTCCCATTGATGAAAGAATCGAGGCAACGGCAATTGCTGGAAGGTCAAAGCAGCGTGGCGCGCAAGGTGTTCGAGGGCGTGCCGATCCAAGAGGCATGGCATGAGAAGGAAATCATCACGGCCGTGCGCACCGCTGGCGTGACCATCGCCGCCCATACCGTGCGTGGTTGCCTGCTGGACATGAAAGATGTCGGCCTGATCAAAGAGCCGCACAAGGGTATGTACCAGCGCGAGCCGGTGCAAAAATTCCTGCGCCTGCCTGAAGTTAAAGACACGCTGGCCATTCAACAAATCACTATCGAGCCGACCATGACCGCAAAGACCTACACCCCAGCCAAAGCCCAAACCGTCACCCCGCTGGACCTGCTCGGCACCGTCGCCACTGAGCTGACGCTGTTGGCCAGTGAGTTCGGCGAGCGCCTGCGTGCCCTGGCCCTGCGTGTGGAAGAGGTGGCGTTGTCGGTTGAGGCGCAGCGTGAGGACGATGCCAAGATCATCGCCAAGGCCAACCAGCTGAAGGACTTGCTGAAGGGGTTCGGCGAATGAACCGCCATCAAATAATCATGCGCCTGGTGGATGCCTCGATGATCGCGTGCCTAATCCTTGGTAACGCAGACGTGAAGACATTCGTATTCTGGATTGTTTGCTGCATGGTGGGCCTGATGGTTTTCGCTCTACCCGGCATCACGCCAGAGCTGGCTAAGCAGATGGGGGATAACAAGGTTATTGGCGCCGTGGTGCATGTTGTGTACGTCGCAGCCCTGGTCTATGCGGGCTTTCCGGTGCTGGCGGCCATCTACGCGGTCGTTGCCTTTGCCTTCCGTATTGCAGTCGAAATCAA